CTGCTCCTTCAATTGAAATATTACATTCAAAGCATTCTTCTTTATCTTTATATAATCTGTACATGTACTACGTTAGTATGTTTATGTATTATAAATATGGAGTATTCATCAAGTACGTTACTTTGTTTAGTTTAATACTGTGTTTTCTAAGACTCTTTCTCCCTCTAACTGTAGGTCAAGAGATAATAACGTACATAGGTTACAGAATACTTCTGGTGTTCTTAAACATAACTGTACTAAGTCTTCATCTGCTACGTGTTTAAACATTTCTTTTAGTTCCATAGATTAGTTAAAGTACTCAGTTAGATTTTCTCTTAGTACTACTCTCTTTAGGTTTTTTACGTAGGTTGGACTTTCTGCGTAAGACTTTCCTAAGGCTTTATAGTACTGCTTCTTCGTTTTTGCTTTATTCATATAACGGGCTTGGTAGAATGCGTAATCATATACAGACTCCTTCCAGTTCTTATAAAATGCATGATTATACCTTGTACCTTGAGCAGTTCTTATTCTAGCTGCTGCTTCACGCATTCCAAAAAGGTTATTGTTAACCTTATATATCTTACTTTCCCAGTGACCAGTTTCTAGTATCGACTGTGCTAATACTATTGATGGGAACCGTACATGTAGGTCCTTGAGAAGTTTTATTAGATTAGCTTGGCTAAAAGTATCAGTGTTTACGTATACAGTGTCATATTGAGTTTTAACATGTGCTTCACTAAAAGCATTTACTTGTTGAGTCACTCTGGATGCTCCTACTATAATACAAATAATCCCTAAAATTAATAGTGTTGTGGTTTTACTTTTAAATAACATAACTTTATTTTTCTTTTATCTATTACTTAATATAAGCAAAATACATCTTGAAAACAACTATTATACAAACTATTGTAATATAATCTGCTTATCCGGGCTTACTTATATAATCCTCTGGTTCTTCTTTCTGTGATAACCCTAACTTTTCATACATTTCCTGCTGGTATTCGTCAAGTTCCCATGTCGGTTCAGTGCCGTGTGTATCTTTTGCGGCATAGTCCTCTATGTGTATGATTTCTTTTGGTGTAAACATATTACCAACTGTAAGGAAGTAGCAGTTATAACATATAAGTTGAATATTAGCTAACAGGTAGTTTGATTTATTACCGTCTAAGAAGTTTAGAAGTAGAGGCATTTTATAATCCGTAACTCTTCTCTCTGCCATCTTACACGTAATACACTCTTCTGCTATAAATCCCTCTGCGATAAGTCTATGCTTTATCTTTTCAGGTTTAAAAGAGTGCGGGGTAGCTCTCCCTTCTATAATGTCCATTAAGCTTATAACATCATTCTTCCTCTTAGCATTCAAGTACTTAGGAATACCTTTTCCGTGTTGGTTTAAATGTTGCTCAAATAGGTTATTGTAACCTTCCTCTGTAGCGTCATAAAACTTTGCCCACTTTTTATAGTGAGGGTATGAGACAGATAAATACCTAGCTCCAGCTCTGTTGGACTGAGTTTTACTCATAGCAGTTAGCATCTGCTCTTTGCTTAGGTCCTTACGTGGTCTTCCTTCTGATGGCATCCTTAATTTAATCTTCGTTTTTTACTTCATCCTTAAAGATATGTTTATACTCGTTATGATCTAGTATTACTGTCTCCTGGTATGTATTATCTCCCTTACCTTTAGTTATAGTTACCGGTCTTTTAGGTTTTACTGTAGAACATTCTACACACACCTTAGTGTTCGGGAGGGCTTTGAGTCTCCCCGGTGCTATCTCTTCACCGCATCCATTACAACTTTGCATAAGTATTTTTATTTTATTATTCACTTGTATATATATAGGCGTAAAGTTCAGATGAGTCTTTAAAGGTATATGATTCACCGTCCCCGTCTTCATCTACCCACTTCAAAATTTCCCCTTTACTACCTTTCCTGCTGTGAAGATACCACCAAACTACATCTGCTATTTCTGGTTCACTTGTAAAGTCTATTAGGTCTTCAATAGCATCCCAGTATGGATTTACTAACGTACTTGTGTCGACTCCATGCTCTCGAAGCATAGCTCTTTCACTATCTATTAGCTTCTCTAAACAGTCTATAAGATTGCAGAATCCTTTCTGCTCACCTTCGCTATTTCCTTCTAACTTCTCTGTAACTAATTTTACACCGAGTAGCTTTTCTAAATTACTTTTTATAAAGTTATCGTCTGTCATGTCTTTACTACTCGTAAGCTAAATAATTCTAGGAAGTTTGTTACTGTTAGATTCTTTGTTTGAGCAAAAGTTTCAATAGCAGTTGTCATGTTAGGAAACTCTTTAACTGATATCATCTCTTCTATAGCTTCTCCTTTAATGTAAAATCCAATATTCATATATTTTCTATTAATTTTTTAATTTCACCACACTTAGTATAGTCTTCATCCTCTTCTGCGTACCGTAGCATAGTGTATAACAGGTCTCTGTACTGATTCTTCTTTATTACATAGTCTTGGTTATGGTAAGGGATTCTAAACGCTATAAACCTATCTTTACCTTTCTCAATAGCAGTTAACAAGTTTACGTATAAAGTACTAGTCAGCACTTCTCTAAAAGAATCACCGTTGAGAGACTCTATAACTGCATCTCTCAGTTCTTGATCCTCTTCCCCTCCTAGTAATTCTATATCTAGGTATATAATAGGTGTATCTTCTTTCATGGCTATAAATATAGTTACTTATTAGGTCTCATACAACTATTAAGTTATTTTTATTAACTTAGATTAATTAAACTATTCTGGTATTCATTCATTTTTGATATAGTGATTGTTAAACTTCCTATTGTAAAGCTACCTACCTCACCACTATCTTTAATAATACGGGATAGTATTTGTAGAGTATTTAGATCTTCTTGAACAAACGTATTACCGTCTACCTTTACTAAAATCTCATTAGTCTTCTCAGCTTCTAAAGGTTTTACCCTTTCATTCAAGTCTATGATAGTATTAGGCTGTTCCTCTTTAATATAATTTTTAATTAGAGTTGGCATGTTTCCTTCATCGACATAAATCGTATCACACCAAGGTTCTAATACTTCTAAAAGACCAGGGTACCCTTTTAAAACTACTATTCCGATATTGTATTTAGGAGGTACGATAGGTTTCATTAACGAATCGTGCATTACGAAATGCCCCCACTTCCGTATAAAGTTACGGGTTGATCTTTTATTCTGTGCTAACCATTCTGGACTATCCTCATATATGGACTTTGCTTTGTCTACTGTATTTCTCCTACTCCCTCTACAGGTCATATGATAAACTGTACCATGCCAGGTCTGTACAAAGGTTATACCGTCTAGCAAAAACCTATTAAAAATATCCGAGTCTTCTTTTGACTGCGGTGCATATAAAGGATCATGTCCTCCAATAGATTGAAAATCTTCTACGTAAAAAGCCCAGGGAGCAAATATACCTTCAGTTGTATCTTGCTCAGGGAAAGCATTTGATAAGTACTTTAGTAATTCTTCTTCTTTAAATTCTTCAGGCTCTACTCCGAAGTCTTTTAAAATCTTCTCAGGTCCGTCAGGATGCAGTGGAGGTTCGATACGAGTTAGTGATACGATTGTACGAGGTTTTAGTTCCATTTCAATAGCATCTAACGCACCAGGACATAAATACATGTCAGCATGGTATATCATTGCTATTTTATTAGTAGCTACTTCGTTGATTAGAGTATCGTAGAGTATAGTATGTCCTAATCTATCAGGGCCTGGGTTTCTATGTGCTTTGAATAACGGGTCTTTATCCATCATTTCTAGACACCAGTCCCAAGTACCGTCTGAGGAGGCATCATCTGCAACACATATTTCTACTTCATGTCTTCCTTGGTGTTTACGGATAGAATCGTAAGACCATTTGAGATATTTTAGATTGTTCCTTCCGGGTTGAATTAGACTTATTTTCATTGGTTTTTATATTGTCTTATAGTTCTATGTTAAAGTATTTCTTAGCGTAGAGTTTCCTAACTTCTGGGTAGAAGTCTATGTCTCTACCAACACGTTTCCAGCACCTACCGTCTTTACCTAGTATTATGTCGCTATTCTCTAAAGGCTCTTTTCTCAGGTCTACAGGTTCCCATTTTTTATGGTGAAATTGTATTCCGTTCATTTCAAGATGGGGGTTAGAGTTAATATTATTTCTACTTCCAGCATCATCTTCATTACCTGTTATTGTAGACTTCCCTATTATCTTATGTTTTGAATATGGAGAGTTACAGAAGTATGTAAAGTTATCGCTCCTATCGTGTAAGGATGCTACTTTGTTTAGGAACGGCTTAATAAGTTTAATGTGGTAGTCTGGAAATATTAAGTGTTTAGGCATTTTAGTGTACGGGGAATATTCTAACAGTTCAACTGTTCTTAAGTACCAGTCGTCATCTTCCATACTCGGATAGTACCTATACCTTTCATCCCACCATCCCATCCGAACAATAGTTTTTTTATGTAAAGCAATACAGTTGAACGAGTTTAAGTGTATCTGTTCTAGTTGAGGTTTTGAACTAAGTATGTTATTTAGTACTTGAAACCAGTCCTCATCGAAAATCATATCGTCACAGGTTAGTATTACCCAGTCTGTTTTACTTTCCACTGTGACACGGTTCCAGGCCTTAGTTAAACCCTCATTTTCAGGATTATAAATAACCCTTACGTTTGAAAAGTTCTTATCAATCTCTTTAATGTCTTCTAAGTCTTCTCCTGTTGTATTATTATCGAATACGATAATGTTAAATAACGGCGACAGGGACTCGATACATCTCTTAAGAGCTTTTCCCCGGTAATAACTTACAATTCCTATTGTTATATCTTGCTCTTTCATTTTGTAAATATTGATATAGAGGGCCAGTTTGAGTTTAGTACTTTATAACCTACCTTCTCCTTTACTGAATTTATAGGTGTATATTTGTAAGTCTTCATCCATTCTACGTCATCTCTTTGTTTACTACCGCCTTCGAAAATAACGGTACTTCCGTTAGGAACAGCTTCGTATGTTTTAGCTATAGTATCTCCGGTGTTAGAGATATCTAAATGCAGGAGGTCGAAAGGTTCTGGTTCTCTAAGCCACTCGTAATAGTCTTGATGCTTAAATTCTACGTACTCACTTAGGTCATGGTTCTCTAAGTTTCTTTTTGTTTCCTCTAGAGTTGTATGTTTATATTCGTAACTCTCCCATAAGTCATAACAGTATATTTTACCTCTCCCTAATTGTTTTAAAGCTAAAGCTATTGATACTGTTGAATAACCGTATAGACATCCAAATTCAATTACTTTAAGGGGTTTTAATTCTAAAATAGTTTCATACAGAGTCTTACCTAGGTTATTTTTAGAGTAAGATGATGTAATTTGTATAGGCGAGTACATTTTTACTTAGTTGCAACTGTTTTTAACATAGGGTCTCTATCTCCTTTCCAATTCCACTCAGTAACTATAGTATCTGAGAAACCTAACTTTGTCATCATAGCATGTATTTTAGGAGAAGTATAGCAGTTCTGATGATATTGACCTTCACCGTGTTGACTTCCAAATAACATTGCTGTAATGTATCCCCATCTATTATCTTGATTATATGAATATGTGCCGAACCAGTGTTGTTTATTAATATCTTTCTCTTCAAGACTGTAGAAGTCTTTCCAGTCGTCTTTCGCTGCTAACCATGCTATGACTACCTTTTCAAAATTAGGTACAGAGAATTCTATTTTACCTCCTGGTTTTAATACTCTTTTAATTTCTTCGAATATTTTCTTCTCTTCGATAAAGGATAAATGTTCTATAAATCCATCTGCTATAATTTCATCTACTTCCCCATCTCTGTAAGGTAGGTTGAACACATCATAGTTAAATATCTTAGCATCATAAGGAAATTCTAAGTATGGGTACCTTTTCCTAATAACTTCCATACTGTCTTGATCGATGTTAACATAACCCTCTAATAGGTTAGAAGCACATCCTAAATTTAATTTAATCATATTAATATCCTTTCTTTATTGTCTTAACTATATATTCTCTCTCTTTATCAGTTACCCACCACCCTACAGGTATAGATACTACTTTCCCAATCGTTTTCTCTAACGTAGGTAAACTCGACCTAAACTCCTGTAAGCAGCTATGCTGATCGTTCCTTTCATGAACTTGTGATACAGTTATACCATTGTTTTTCATATGTTTTGTAAAAGCATCTCTATCTTCTACTAGTAAACTATATATCCAGAAAGCAGATTCCATGTTACTATGTCGTTTTAGTAATGTAATGTTCTTTACATTCTGTAGATGTTTGTCGTAGTACTTCGCATTACTTTTATGCCTACCTACTATCTCTTTAAAATAGTTTAAGTTCTCAATACCTACTGTAGCGCTTACATCGTTCATATGGAACTTAAAACCCCATTCCGGTATGTCTTGTTCGCATCTAAAATCTTTTCTATCTGATTCTCTATCTATACCATACCATCTTTGAAGCTTAGCTCTTTTGTATAATCGTTCATGAGGGAGTGATAATAAACCTCCATCAATAGAAGTAATATGTTTGGTAGCTTGAAATGAATGCATTACTATATTACCGTGGTTACCTATATACTTTCCTTTGTACTTAGACCCGAAAGAATGAGCTCCGTCTTCAATAACGGCAGGAGCGAATCCGTAGAGGTGTTTCGCTTTTTTCTGAATTTCTTTAATTTTATCTAGGTCGTTTGGGTAACCTCCCCAATGTACTAACATAATAGCTTTAGTTTTTGAAGTAATCTTTCTCTCTAAGTCATCTAAGTCCATATTAAGAGTTTCAGGGTCTATATCTACCCACTTTATTTTTAAACCGTTACCTAGTATAGGGAAGTTAGAAGCAGTACAGGTTAACGGAGTAGCTAAAACTTCATCTCCTTCTTCTAATCCAGGCCAGTTCTCATCCCAAGAAGCTATTCCCTCGTACTGTGCAACATTAGTCTGTGGTGATCTAAGTAGGTGTAATGCTAGATGTAAGGCAGAGGTTCCGGAATTAACTGTTATTAGTTTATCATTACCGAGTAAGTCTTTTAAATTCTCTTCAAACTCATCTACTTTAGGTCCCTGTCCTATAAAGCCGCTATTTAATACCTTTCCAACTTCAACTGCTGCCGAAGGAGCCATAAATACCTTAAATAAAGGTATAGCCGGTTTCTTATTTTTCATAATGTTTCGTAAAATTTATTTTGTTTTTCTTGCTTCTCGATACTTTTCTCATGTTTAAAGGCATATTCCTCCCTAAGTGGTAATGCACTTTCAAGTAAGTAACCCTCTAGAACCTCATGCACTTTATTCTTCCACTTAATTTTCCCGTTATTAGCGTAGATACGGCTTTGTAAGTCTGGGAAATTAATCCATCCTTTATCGTTAACATTCCATCTCCACTTTAGTATATGTTCTTTTGTGATTCCTTTAACAGTATTAACCCTAGGTACTAGTATCATGTCTACATCGTTATTTTCTAGTATCTGAGGTATCTTTTTCATAAAAGTCTCTGTAGGCATTTCATCTGCATCGATGTTTATTATGAAGTCTCCTGTGCAGAGAGCAGTTAGGTGGTTTTTAAACCTATCAAAATGCCCGTCAAACGGGTAGTTATGCCATCGGTAAGTATTTACATTAACTGTAGATGTTCTTAAGTACCATTCTACCTCAGAAGAACCGTTTAAATTATCGTAAAGAACGACTATTTCATCCTCAGACCGTTTGTGTTTAGTTAAAAAAGAAACTAACTTCTCTATTTCCGGTAACTCGTCTTTTACTGTGATTGCATATGATAATTTCATTACTGTAATATACGAAAAAAACCCTTGCAATGCAAAGGCTTTCTACTATTCTTATAAAGTTTATTATGCTAATTTTCAAATATGCCAATATACTGTAGGGCATCCATATAGTCTCTTTCTTCAAAGTCCTTACGTGTTGACATGTCCATTCTAAAAGCAAGGAACTCCCCTTCCTTCCCGGGTATTGGTATTTTTTTATCACCCTCTGTGACCAGTACAGCTTTAACTGCTGACCATTTCCATTCATCTCCGCTAGGTCCATTTGCAAAGACCATTCCTTTCTCAACTAAATTTACCGCCTGTGGCATCCATATCTCTTTTGTTTCAGGATCAGTCCACATAAGGTCTTTATATAGTTCAGGGAGGGATTCTAACTGTGCTTCGTAGAACTCACTACCTTCTACCATTAAGGAAGTACATTGAAAACCGCATCCCAAACAGTGCTTAATATTAATGTCTACTGTAACCTGTTGAGTATAGCAAGCATCTCCAGCACATCGTCTACATATTATAAGTGAGTCTTTATCTTTTTTAATCATATTTTGTTTAATTTTGGTAATTTTAATTCTGGTATTTTTAATTCAACCTTGCTAGAGAATTCAGGAAGTATACTATCTAACTTCTGCTCTAATAACTCTTTCATCTTATTCCAACTGAATTGATTATTTGATATGTAAGCCTGTCGCTTAGCCTTGCCCCTGTATTTCTTGTAATTTTCATATACATCTCTAAAGTAACCTCCTGCTTGCATAAAATCAACAGTAAACCACTGTGCTTCTTTTAATAACCATTTATTAGCAGCTGAAGGGTGAATATTAGTTAACTCTCCTTTTAGTAGTGTAGTATGTTCTGGGTTTAAAAAATCTAAATGTCCAGACCAGTTAGTTGTTATTAGAGGCTTCTGTGAGGTAGTAAACTCTAGTAAAGGTCTTCCAAAACCTTCTCCTTTAGTTAAGCTAACCATAGCTTTAATTTTAGGGTGGTTGTAGAGGTTATTCATCTCCTCATCTGTAAGATCTCCATTTAGTAGGTAGATGTTCGGTAAGTTGTTTGACTTAACTGTTTTCTTAATAGCTGCTATTTTAGCTAAGACCTTATCCCTATTCATATAGGAACTACTACCTGCAGTTACTTTCAAAAGTAATGCTGGTTTCTTAGCTTTATTTTTAAAGGTCTCATAGAAGGCTTTTACAGTAAGACCTATATTTTTTCTATCTTCTCCTATTATTCCTTCAAGCCACATACCGCAATGTAAGAAAACAAAGCTTTCCTTTATGTCTCCTAGGTTTAGACAGTTGTCAGGCACATTACTCTCTAACTTGTAAGTATCGGTGTCTACCCCTTCGAAAAGTACTTCAACAGGCTTTTTAACTTCTACCGTCCCTACTACTTCTTGAGTTTGGTTATTCTTCTGTTCGAACCTTAGACTTTCAAATATGTCTTTTGAATGCTTGGAAGATACAAAGTTCATATCCATCCTGTTTAAACCTTCTATCCAGTCAGGAGCACATACAGTAGCTTCTATTCCGGCAGTAAACCCGATATTATATTTACCGACAGGGTTAAATTCTGAAGGAATTGTGACTTGAGCCCATATGTCCGGTTTCTCTGTAAGGGTTTGGACTATGTGAGCGTTAAGGAATTGCCATTCCGGATGAGCGTCTATAAAACCGGTAGGAGTATTACCCCAAGCCTGAGGTAATACCTTAACGTCATATTTATCCATCTTTATAATTGCCTTAACTAAATCTCTCGATCTAGCTCCATATCCTGAGAAAGTCAGGATCGGGCAGGAGATTACAAAGGTGTTTCTTGATTTTTTCATTATGCTTAGTATACTAGTTTATGTGGTACAACTTTCTTTTCTAATTCTCCGGCAAGGATTAATTCAAAACCCTCTCTAGGTTTCCATTCATCAAACAGCCTATCTACACTCTTGATTATTCTCTGACCCATTAACTCTGAGGTGAACCCTGCTTCCGTTCCAGTAGCCCATTCTCTACCTTTTAAACCTCTGGATACTCTTTGATCAGGTGTTAATTCATATATCTCTCTAAACCTATCAGCTACATGAACTGGATCACATCGATCATCCCATATATAAGGAGTAGCAGGAGATCCTACCATTGATATTGAAGTAGGGTATACTGGGAATACCCATTCCCCACACTCGGTAAGAGTTTTATTATGGTTAGAAGGAAAATCTGCATCTAACTCCGCCCACTTACCGTCCTTAACGAATCTCATCTGATCTTGCATACCCCCGGTTACGTTAGCAACAAAAGGCGTACCGGATAGCAAAGATTCAGTTAATGCCAATCCCCACCCTTCATTAGATGATAGTAGTACAACAGAATCAGCTAGGTTATAAAGAAAGTTCATTTCCTCTACCTCTAAAGGTCTATCGGTAAGATGTACGTTGTAACCCTGATCTTCAGGTGTTAGCAACTCAATAACGGCAGGTAAATCCGTTCCATTAGGATCTACGGCTTGAGTATGTAATAGTAACATAGCCTTCTCTTTTTGACCTACAGGAAGACCGTCCACGAAATGTTTGAAGGCTAATATAGTATCCGGTATCTGCTTACGTCTAATGTTACGCGAATTGAAAAGAATGGTGAAGTCTATGTCCTTTCCTTGCTTACACCTATTGATAAAAGAAGTATATTTATCTCCCGTCTTCTCAAGAGAGGTTAAAGGTCTAAAATCCTTCTCATCAACACCATGGGGAACATACTCAATGACCTTGCTATCCCCTTTGTCTCCCAAGACTAACCTGTTAATGTTAACTGTCTGTTTGGAAATGCCTAGAAGTGCGTCACAACTTTCATAGAAGGTCTTGTTGTACATAGGTGCCGGGTAGTTATCCCATATGTTTAAGTAGATGATTGGAATATGTTTCCTAATCTCTGCCTCCATGTCAAATAACCATAACCAATACCTAGGATCGGTAATAATAAAAATTGCATCCGGTTTCTCGGTCTTAAGCATGACACGCAAAAGTTCCGGCGTACCATACCCCGATGTTGGATAGATTATGACAGACGAATCTTCTATACCCGCTTTTTTATTGGTATCACCGGATACGTCTAACTTTTGACCTGCTTCAGGATGGTTCACCGAACCCCCGATGTTGACCCAATTGTAATGGTGACAGGTCTTTGTTACCATCTCCCTGCCCATATGTCCTATGCCCGAATGAGCTCGTATGTCATCACAGAATAGAAGTATCTTCTTCCTGTTCTCTTTTTTAATATAACTTCCTTCTATCATTTCTTTATAACTTTAATATAAACACCTTACCCCAGGCAGGCAAGGTCTTTAAGATACTTTGTTAAGTATTCTTTGAGACTCTTTTTATTAAGTGTTTCTACGCGAGAGTACCTCTTTCCTAAAGTCCTCGTTTGTTAAATACTCGGTCATACACAGATCCACTAGATGCGTTAAAGTGAACTTGTCACGTATACATTCTACTTTGAAATCCTCAAATTTAACTCGATCTACCTTGACCGACGTTAGCACTCTTTCAATCTTATTCATACTTGTTTATATATAAATATACGTTACTTTCCTTTTTGGTGCCTATGTCATTTTAGATTCTCTTAGACTCTTTTAGATTCTGTTGGATTCTGTTGGATTCCTTTAGACTCCTTTAGACTCCTTTAGACTCTGTTGGATTCTTTTAGATTCTGTTGGATTCTTTTAGACTCCTAGTAAGGATATATATGGTATATAATTTGCGGGACTTTGTTTGTTATGCAGCCCCCCTCTTCCTATCGCAGAGATCTGGCCTGTCTTTAAAGTTGCAGTATTTACAGTTAGTCTGTGATGGTTCCTTAGCGTACGTAGTGTCTGCATACGAACCGTCTTTGTTAAAGCTTCTTTCGATGAAGTCTTTAACTAGGTTGACTGCTTTCTTTGTCTTTATTGGTCCGGATAAAAGTCTGGATTCGGATATCCTTGGTTGAGGGTAATCACTGTTTGCGAATACCTTACGCTTTAGTATCATAAACTTCACATCTATCTTTTCTTTAGGCACGTTAAATTGTCGTGCAAAGAATTCTTTGTATAAGATGAGTTGGTTTTGTGTCATTACGTCTTTCTTCTTCTTTGCATTCCAACCTCTGGTCGAGGTTTTGAAGTCAACCAAAATGAAAGATTCTGTTGGTTCGTGGTATAGTACTGCATCTATAAAGCCTTTAAATAGAATGTTTTCATAGTCTTTTTCTGGCGTTACCATTATAGGTATTTCAATTCCGGCAAGGTGCCATCCGGTTTTAGTTAAGTAGCTAGCTCTCCTCCTTTTAAACTCTCGAAGGATCTCTACCCCGTCTTCATAAAATTCGGATAAATCTTTCGCTGTTGAGAAGTGACCTCCGCTCTTCTTTACACTTTCTGCGTAGTTAGTTCTCATTTGACTCTCTAGATTTTCTTCTAGGTTCATTTCGTCTGCTGCTTTTACAGAGTTGTTGTAGAACGTTTCATAGTACTCTTGTATTACGAAATGGAAACTGCTCCCAAAAAGTGTATGGATCGATTCGGTATACTCTCGTAAGTTTTCTTTATAAGACAGCTCCCATTGTTTAGGACACTGGGTGTACATAGATATTTGTGAGTATGATATATGATTCTGTCCTTTCTCCTTGTCTGGTATGACTGGACTATAATCTTTTATCTCTTTTAATATCTTTGGGAGCTGCTTCTTTGCCATACTTATTTACTGTTCTTTAAGAGTTCTACTTTTAGCTTTTGTAGGTATAGTAACTGGTCCATTACTTCCTCGATAGCGTGCGTGATCCAATCTACCGGAGTAAGGTCATCCCTGTCCATAGTTGCTCCGTATTTAAGGAAACCTACTTCGGCTCGTTTAACTAGATCCTCGTTTATACTCTTTACTATAGAGTCAGGTTGAAATCCTGAATACTTAATGCTATTCACCTTCTTCGGTTTCGTTTAAGAATTCACTTCTTAATGCTTTTGGTAAGGTTTCAGATAGTATCTCTCCTGTTTTTACGTCGTAGAATACTGGTATTGGTAGCATTCCGTCTTCCGCAGTTCCAGATACAAATTTAGAAACTTTGCGAAGAATTACTCCTTCTGCAAAAAGTTGGTTACCGGTTGAGCTTTTGATAGCGGTTGTGTTTTTTAAATCAATGTTTGGTTGGCTTGGTTGTTCCATATGTTTTTTTTCTTTAGTATGTTTTAATTTAATTTTATAGAGAGTAATCACCGTATATGGAGAAGCTCTTTATCTCCTCTTTCACTTCTACTGCAATAGTTGAAATAGCATAGAGCTTTCCTTTTAGAGGTTCGAGTTGAAAGTCTGACTTTAGTCCGGTCTTATCAAACCAGGCTTGCAAGGTTTGTGTTATACCTTCGTGAGTATCGCTTTCTCCCTCAAGTACCCACCTGTCACCAGGCGGGTTTCTTTTTGCTATGAGAGTGAGTTGTTGTTTATCCTCAGTCATTTTAGTTTAACCTAGCATTAGTTCTTCTGGCGAACCTTCCTTTGTTGGTGTAATAGTAGGTTCGTCTGCTACTACTGCTTCGGTTAGCATAATTGTACCTGCTACGGAAGATGCATTCTCTAAAGCAGTCCTAGTTACTTTAAAAGGATCAATTATACCTGCTTCCTTCATATTAACAACTTCTTTATCGTATACATGGTAACCGTACCAAGGTCCCTTAGCTACTACATCTTCTATTATCGTCTCAATCTCGCTTTGTTCGTATCCTGCGTTAGAGAGTATTTTAATAAAAGGTGCTTGACATGCTTGCTTAACTATACTTGCTCCTGTAGAAGTTTTAAGTATACTTCGACTTGCATGTAGTAATGCTGCTCCACCTCCAGGTACTATTCCTTGTTCAATTGCTGCTCTGGTAGCATGTAAAGAGTCTTCAACTCTATCTTTAGTCTCTTTCATTTCTAATTCAGAGTTACCTCCTACATGTATGATAGAAACTCCGCCAGTAAACTTACCTAAGCGTTCTTGTAGTTTTTCAGTTTCAAAAGGAGACTTAGAATGATCTATTTGTAATTTTAATTCATCTAGTCTTTTAGCTATATTATCAGCTTCTCCTTTACCGTCTATAATGATAGTATTCTCTTTCATTATATTTGCTTTTCTTGCTTGACCGAACCAGGATTTATCTAACCTACTTAGCTTCATACCTTTTTCCGGACTAATTACCTGTCCTCCGGTTAATATAGCTATGTCTTCCATAATAAGCTTTCTACGGTCCCCAAAGTCTGGTGCTTTTACTGCTACTACTTTTAAAGTACCTCTCATCTTATTTACAATCAAAGTCGCTAATGCTTCGTTATCAATATCCTCACATACTATTAACAGAGATTTGTTCTCTGATGATACATATTCTAATACTGGTAGGAGGTCTTTAGCTTGTGATAGTTTCCCATCGTATATTAAGATGTAAGGTGAGTCTAAGATTGCAGACATCGATGCATTATCACTAACAAAGTATGGAGATTTATAACCCCTATCGAATTGAATACCTTCTACAGTTTCAAGATAAGTTTCTCCTGTCCTTGATTCTTCGATAGTTACAATACCGTCTCTCCCCACTGCTTCTAAGGCTGATGTAATAAGATTACCTACCTCTTCGTCATTGTTGGCAGACACTGTGGCAACCTGCTTTAACTGCTCTTCTGATGTTATCTCTGTAACTACATTCTCTTTAAGGTACTTCATAACCTTCTTCACTGTTTCATCTAGCTCTCTTTTTACTTGTACTGCATTCTCTCTCTGATCTAAAGCGTTCAACCCTTTAGTAGTTATTATCTGAGCTAGTAATGTTGCTGTAGTTGTTCCGTCTCCTGCTGTATTAGCAGTGTTAATTGCAACCTGCTTTATCATATCTATCGCTATAGATCTAACAGGGTCGCTAAACTCTATTACCTTTGCTACTGTTACACCGTCTTTAGTAGATCTAACTTCTCCAGTCTCGTCTCTATACACTACGTTTCGACCATTCGGACCTAAGGTAGCGGTTACTGCATTTGCTAGTAAGTCAATACCGTCAAGTAGTTGCTTCCTAGCTTCGTTTGAATATTTTATGTGTTTGCTCATGTTTTACTCTTCTTCTTTTTCTAATAGTGCTAATATTTGGTTCTCAGGTCCTATGAAGTACTCTTCTCCTTTGAATTCAAACCTAGTGAATCCCATTGCTGGTAGTACTACCTGATCCCCTTCTTTTAACAGGGTGGGTATAAAACCTACGCCTGGCATATTATGCCCTGGACCTATACTTGTTACTTCTCCCATCTTGTTCTTCTCGCTGCCGAGGTCCGGTACTATGATGTTTCCGTGATACTCGTCTCCTAGCTCTATAGGTTTGACGATAACTGCATTGTAAACTGCTTTTAGTTTCATGTTAATTGTATTGAATTTAAGTTATCTATAATTGTTGACATTTTATCTATATACTCGTGTAGACTTTTATAATCTTCATCTTTAAGTGCGTCGTGTTTAATCATCTGAAATCCTTTCTCTATCCCTGTGGTGTAACCTAGAGTTATTATACGTCTATTACCTGACTTTTTAGCTTTTACTTCTTTATATACTGCATAGCAGTATTGATCCATTTGAAAGCTGTAAGGATGTAGCTTAGGATCAGTTAAGAATTTCATGTTAGTGGTTTGTTCCTTATTCATATAACTTTAATATAGTTTCTTTTTTAATGGTTTACAACTTTAATCTTTAATGTATAACTACTTATTTACTAGTGAGCTTCAGCCATGTTCTTTCCTATTTCTGGAGGTGCTTTTAATGTTACACCTTTCATTTTCGTAGTATTTTCCATTAAGTCTTGAACCCACGGTAGACATTCTTCTGCTTTATCTGCTGGACATTTTATTACTAATTGGTCATGTATTTGTGCTATTACAACTCCACCTATTCCTAACTCTTTAAATTTTCTATTTATAGCTAAAGCTGCTCTATTTACTACGGATGCAGCCATACTTTGTAGTTGGTAATTTAACGAACTGTTTAATGCGTTCTTATAATCTCTATACCATTGAAGTACTTGGTCTTTACCGTACTCTCTCCCTAACTCTCCTCGAACTTTCCAGTCCATAATAGAATCTCCAAATATATCGTAGACTGCTTTACCTTTATCCAGGTGTCTAATACGTCCTACTTCGTTTTTGATAAAACCATCTCTCTTGAAAGATTCTCTCGAATTAATTATCCATTGAGCCACTCCGGGGAAACCGTCTAGATAACCTTGGTGTAAACGTTTACCTTCTTCTTTAGATACTCCTAGAGACATTGATAAAGCAAAAGCAGACATTCCGTACGCTATACCTAAGGAATACCCTTTAGCTGTATTTCTCTTAGGTGCGTCTATTTTCTTAAGGTAGTTAGGTGCTTTAGTATCAGCAGATACTCCGTTAGGGTATTTAGTTGTCTGATCGTTTAACTTCTCGGTTCGTATTGCTACGGTAGAGTAGAAATCATGTTCCTTGTTAAAGATCTCTTGTAACGCTTTGTCATCTGATACTGAAGCGAATAAGTGAGGCTCTAAAGAAGTATAATCGCTATCGATAAATACATGTTCAGGATCTGATATAAAGAAGGCTCTAATCGTATTTGTATACTTTACAATTATTGGATCTGCTTCTCCTTCTTCTTTAGGTTTTGGTAGTTGTTGAAGGTCTGATCCGTATCTCCCGGATACAGTTCCGTTCTGTTTAAAGTAGGGGTAAAATCTTCCATCTTCTGCTGCGGTATAAAACCTGTCTATGTAGGTTGATTTTATCTTAAGTAGTTTGTTGTATAGACGTAGGTTCTGCAACCATTCGTACTTTCCGGAAAGTGCTTGAATAGTATCGTCGTCAAATTGAGGTTGACCCTTTGCAGTTTTTGATAGAGGTTTCTCTTTTAGGTAATTAAATGTTATCTCTGCTAACTGCTTCTTAGACTGTATATTGATTAATACTCCGTCGTTAGCATCTTTCCAAAGCTTCATTGAAACTCTAAGTACTACTTCTTCTTTGAGGTGGTTAAGTTCTCCACTAAGTAGGTACTCTCTTACTGGATGGTCATCAAGCGCTTCGACGTTAGATTGCTTAAGTGAATAACCTCTTGCTGTTTTAGGCATCGGGAGTCCATATAAATCTACTAGGGTAGATGCCCATTTACCTTTTGGAGAGGGTGGGAATGCTTTTAAGGCCGAGTCCATTATCCAACTCTTTACTTCGCTTAACTTTAATAACTCTGTCATTACTGAGTCTTTAAAATTAGCTTGGTCTTTTACAATGGCTTCTCTGGTTTCTTCTATAAGTGGTATATCTAGAGCAATACCTTCTATCTCCATAGGTATAGTAACTTCTCTATACAGGGGCATTACCTCATCTTCAAAGAATAGTTTCTCGAGTCCTTCCTTTTCTAATACTTTTAAGAAGTGATTACATATCCTTAAAGTTAGATCTGTATCCGCAGCTGCATACTTTGATAGTATATCTATGTCGGCTTTGTAGATTTCGTATAATACTCTTGTAGTTACTCCTCCGTTCTCCTTAATGGAAGCTTTAAGTTCTAATTGCTCTTGGTTTGCTGATTCTTTTACATCTAATCCGATTTCGTCTTGAATCATAATTGCTATTGACTTTAGTCCGAAAGGATTTCCGTATCCGAAAGCACCTTCTTCCTTTACCGTATGTACTAGCAGTGCTGTATCTACCCATATGTCCGGGATCAAGTTGACACCGTAGAAATACATGATAAATTTACAATCGAATGCAAGATTGTGTCCGATTAACTTCTTACCTATTAAAGTCTTTAATAACTTAACCATTATACTGTCTACACCTACTCCATCTATAAATACCTCATCTAACGTCTCCGTCTCTTTATTCCATATCCTAGAAGGTATATACCAACCGTTACCTTCTTCTGTAGAGAAGGAAACACCTATTATCTTACCCTTCCGAGTGTTTAGTGAGGTAGTCTCAGTATCTATTGCAATCTTATCATGACTTTCTAGTTCCTTCCAGAGTACTAGTAGTTCCTCTCTTGTCCTGACATTAACGTATTCTTTTTGTATAACCTTTTCCATTAACTTAAATATAATAAAAAAAGCCTGCCAAAGCAAGCTTAATTTAGGGTATTAGTAGTGTTCTATTTTTGAATGTAACGTGCTACTATTGCATCAGCTTTTTTAACTGCTTCTGTCATAGTATCTTCCTTCATTGTTTTTTTATGGGTAGCTTCTTCTAAGTCATCTTCTTCGTCGTATCCACGTATACCTAACCCTTCTAATCCCATATCTCCTAGTTCCTCACGACTAAATTCGTCAGATAGTTTCTCTCGGAAGTTTGGTACTTCTGCTATCCATTGTACCATTACTTCTGTACAGCCTGGATTATCTTCTATAAACTCATCAAATCCTCCGCTATAACCTAGAGCACTAAATAAATCGTCTAGGTCTCCTGCTGTTGATTCATTAAGAGTTCGCTTACTTTCTGAGTTTTTCATCTCAAGTAGGTTCTGTTTTATCAGTTCTCTAAGTTCTGTTCTTTTCATTTTAGTTTAGTATATATGTTATAAATAGGCAGTTAAGACGCTTTTTCAAACCCTGTTGTACCTCCTTGAAACTGTCCGTCGTATAGTTTATCTACTTCGTTATTCTCGTGGAAGATTATCTGACAAACTCTAGCGTTTCGCTCTACAATAAGCTTTACTGTCACTATCATAACTGTACCCATTTTCTCTGTTCGGTAACCAGGATCCCATACAGGTGATACTATCTGTGTACCTGTTCTATATAGAGAACTTCTATGTAGCATAAGTCCGGTGCAATTACTCGGTATAGAGCAACCTTCGTTAAAGGATAAAGCATACGTTCCTGGTTCTAGTATCCAGCAGTCTCTTCCATCTACTCGTGAAGTTTCTACGTCTACGAAAAAGTCGGGATTTATTATTGTCGTCTCTTTGTAGACTACTGAACCTCCTGTAATCTTTTCAACCTTTCCTAGGCTAAGGTCGATTCCTACCTGTGCTTCCTTCGAGTGTTCTGAAGGAATAATTATTCCTCTCTCTAGAATATCTCTGCTGTTTAGTATCATACGTATAATATAGTATAAAGTTATATGTTCTCCTACTTAGAGTGAAAATATAGAAGGTAGGTTTCTATTATGTCCGTGTTCGTCGTCGCATCCCATTCCTACAATCCACTCATCTTTAATAGTAAATCCCCAAGTGAAGTGTCTAATAGTAGGTACTTCGTCATCGTAGGGGTCCCATTCATTTTCTAGCCTCTTAACTAAAGTCACAATGTTTATAGATGCTGGCTTCTTAACTTGTAGGTATTCTGATACTGCTTTCATAGTATTCCCTGTATCGTATATATCATCTACAAGGTAGATATGTTTACCTTTTACTGCAGTTTCCAAGTCTTTCGTAATTTGGATATCTCCTTGTTTCCGTTTACTTATATAAGATTTAACTCTCATAAAGTCGCATTCAATATCAACGTCTAATGCGCGTACAAGTTCTGAGTAGAACATAAAGCAGCCGTTAAGTAAACCTACCATTACGACTGGTGTTTTATCTCCTCTATGTTCGTCTGCTATCTGCTTAGCTAGTATCTTGGTCTTAATTTCTATAGCTTTGCGATTAATTAGTTCTTGCATCTGTTATACCATTCTGTTTTTACCGAACATCATAATATGTAATCTTGGAGTGAATCTCCAACCTCTCTTAAGTGCTTCTTCACTAGCCCATCTAGTTCTACTGTTTAATGCATCTACGTCAACTCCTTCTGGCATTAAACATACGTCTGAAGGTTCCCATCCTGTTAATTGTTCAAGTATTTCTTCAATCTCTACAATATCATCGTCTTCTAATACTACGAATTTTAACTGAAAGTCATTATTAAATAGTTTCCTGCCGTTAATAAAGCTTTGCATTGCTTCTATATTAATTCTAGTTAGCTCATGTTTGTCTGCCCATTTTAAACTATACTCAATACCAGTATTCTTTAAGTTCTTTATCCACGGAGTAGAGGTTGAAAGTTTAGGGGACATTGAGACTAAGTCAGTGTATTTAGCTACTTCGTCTGTGTATATGGTAGCGTTGGTTTCTATAGTTGTATGTAACCCTATCTCTTTAAACTTCTGTAAGAGTTCTGCTAATCCTTTATGCTGTATTGTCGGCTCTCCTCCACTAACTACAACATACTTAATACCTTGATCTAAAGTATTCTCAGATACGATTCTAACTATTTCATCGACTTCTATCTTATTTTTTTCTGGATTGTGGGAAGAGTACGGGGTATCACAAGGGGATCCGTTTCCATCTACCCCAACCCATGAACATCTTAAGTTACATCCTGAGGTTCTTACAAACAAGCAAGGAGTTCCTGTAAGTTTTCCTTCGCCTTGAAAAGTTCCCGGTACAGAGTAACCAGTAGAGTCCTTTGCAAGTTGACCTTTAATCGGGAAGATCCCGTTTTCTACTAAATTTATCTTCATTTTTTATTTTTCTTTAATATACAACCTTCTTACTTACTATACTACTTTTAAAGTATTTTATTTTGTTTTACTTTTCTTTAAACTCTCGAGTGACATGTTTTGCATCATCTTAGATAGGATTTTTTCGTCTTCTTCTGTAAAGCCTTGTTTAGGTTCTGACATTTTCCATTTACTATCCTTGGCAAGGTCGTCTTCCTGTTCTGTTGTTTTACAATCTCCCACCGTTTACTTACTGGTTGTAGAAGTTAACAACTTCTTGAAATGTCTTCAACCCAGTAAGTTTTCCTACGATTGTACCAGAAGAGTTCATTTTTAGTAGTGTAGGTACTGTTTTAACTCCGTACTTTACTAATTCCTGCTTATCCCTATCTGCATCTAACTTAGTTACGGGTATTCCAACACCTTGTACTTTGCTTATAATTGGACTAAAGGATTTACAAGGTTGACACCATTCTGCGCTTATATAAATTAATTCACTCATAACTTAAACCATTTCCTCTATTATACCTACTACTTCACTTGCTACTAGTATAACTATTGCTGTTACTGGATCTACTACTAAAAAACCGTACCCTATTATTCGAATCCCTGATTTAATAAAGGATATGATTTGGTGTTTTTTAGGATGGGGGGTTAATGTAGCAATAGGTCTTGTACGTCCTGTACTATGGTATTTGTATGTGTTAACTCCAAGATCTGACTTTCTGGATGTTCTACTATACTCTTTACTACTCATTATTTCTCTTTCGCTCATATTATAGTTTTTGTTTTTCTGTTTTAAAGTAAGCAACAATTGTCTTCTGTGCTTGGTATTTAGCGTATTCCCAGGTTACAAGTCCGGTTCCGTCTTCATACTGGATTGGATCAGGTCTTCCTAGTTTTATAAATGCTTCGATACGTTCAATAGAGCTAGCAGAGTATATATCACTATTTCCTGATGGGTATGGCTTATAAGACGTATTTGTTCTTTTATAAACCTCGTCAAAGTCAAGACCTAAGCTTTTACATAGTTTTTCTCCGTCTTGAAGTATAGTAAATTTATCTCCCTCTAAGTATGGTGTAAAGTAATTTACTTTTTCTGCATCCCAGTTACCTTCTCTAAAAGCAGCATCGTCTGCATCTCTAAACTCCTGTCTACAGTCTGGGTATATTTCATGATCTCCTGAATGTATTCCTAAAGCTATATCTGTACTCTCTTGGGTTCGGTTAGCGATTGATAAAGCTACTGCTTGAGTAATTGAAGCGAATATTTTATTTCTATTAGGTACAACCGTTGCTTTTTGATTCTCCTCAGCATAATAACCTTCTGGTACATCTTCTCCTCCTTCTACTAGAGCTGATTCTAATAAGTCTGCTAGTCCGTTTAGTTGTATCTGCCTATATGTTACTTTATGTCCTTTGGAACTTAAATAGTCTACTAGTTGTTGAGCTCTTTCTAACTCTACTCTATGTTTCTGACCGTAATCAAATGAAATACCGGTGACAGTGTTGTACTCTTTTAAGCACTTTAGTAATAGAGTGCTTGAATCCATTCCTCCTGAGAGGGATACTACTGCGTTTTTCTTTTCTTTATTCATACTTCTTAACTTATAACTTTTACTTTTACTTTTTTAATATTTTAACGCTAAAGTTTTAACCCATTCTTCATCTTCCTTTAAAAGCTGTAGTCTTACTTGAGCTAGTTTACTTAGTACGTTGTCCCACTCTTCATCGTATATGTTAGGGCGGTTTTTTAAGTGTACTGCTTCTAAAATATGCCCTTCCCTTTCTAAGATAGTTAGTAACTCTTCCATATCGGCGTAGGTTAAGGTGTTGTATAGTTCTTGTATATTCATAACATTAATATAAGTTTAATATCTCTTTTAAGCAACTATTAAGACTAAGCTGTTTTGTCACTGACTGGTCTCTGTGTTTCTTCTTTATTCACTCTAAGGGTGTCTTCTCTTATTCTACAGGCACCTCCTTGGGAAAGTACTTTCTTAAAGAGAATTATTTCCTTCTCAGCCCAGTTATAACTTAATCCTACCAACTCTTCCTTTGTTGTAAGTTTTCCGTTTAACGTTACTTCTTCAATTCTACGAATACTTTGTTTTCTCAGTACCATTATTTAATCTTCTTGTTTAGTGTTTGCTGCTACTCTGACTTCATGCCAGTGGACTCTTCCGGCAGCTATAGCTTTTTTAATATTTTTCTGCTTTGTTGATAGAAAAGCTTTACCACTCTTAACTTCTATAAAATGGACTGAGCATTTTGTAGGAGATCCTGTGTCTTTGTAACCTACGAAGTCTATCGGCTTGCCTAAGAAAGTGACGTCTTCTGGTGGAAGTGGAAACTTATCTATAAAAGGAGCGAAGTTTTCTATAGCAAGACCCCAGTTTACTGAGGATGATCTAAACTTTGCTTTTCTTATAATACCTTCTCTCTCACTGTCAAACTTCGCAGCTTGTGTTGTTATGTGGGCTTGTGCTGCTAATAGGGTGACCCTTAGGTAAGACATTGCTATGAAGAGGATTCCTATTACTATTACTAATACTGTTACTGTTGTCATTTATTTTTTTTTAAATTAAACCAGTCCTAAGTTCCTAGCACGTGCGTAGGAGACCTCTCTTCCGGTTTTAGGGTTTAAATACGTTCGTTGTGATTTTGCTATTTTTACGTTTCGGTAAAATTTATAACCCGGCGGGTACTTTGTAGTTGTAGAGTACGGTCCATATGCGTTTTTTTTCTTGTCGTACTTCCATACACATATTGAACCGTCTTCATTTTCCATCTCTAACTGGTAAGTAGTTGCTCTTTCGTATACTTTCGGCACATAAGTGTTTTTCTTTTTTCCTTCCATGCCTAAATATACGAATACTTTTAAGACTCTACAACTATAAGATTTTACTGCCTAAGAGTTTTTTTATTTCTAAAATCTACTCCTACAAATTCTACTGGTATCATGTCTTGATGTGTTGCTCTTATAGGATTAATATCTAACCCTCCTCTTCTTGTATATAGTGCGCAAACCATTAATTTGTCTGGTCTATATGCTTCGTTAAGGTGTGTAAAAACCATCTCTACAATCTCTTCGTGAAAGTGAGAAACTTGTCGATGTGATACAATATATCTTGCGATTGATGCATAGTCTGGTTGCTTTACTCCTTCCATGTGGATGTATACATCTCCCCAGTCGGGTTGGTTTGTTACTCTACAATTAGATCTTAAAAGATCGGACTGTACTTTTACCACTTTATCTGAGACTTCTTGGTCTAAGCTTTCTAATTGATTTGCATCTGATTTGAATACATTAAACTTTATAGTATCTAGGTCTACTAGTTGGTCAAGGTTTGTAAAACCTGTTCTGAAATCTGCCTCTGCTTTAAAGTCGTTGTAGAAGAACTTTACTTCTACTTCAGTATTAAGGCAGAGAGATAAGTCATTTGCTACTCTATCTTCAAATTCGCTAATACATTCGTTGGCAGTATTGCCCATACGAGTCATATTGAAGGAATTGAAGTACAGTTTTATAGATTTAGACTCTACATGCAGTGGTGAGTTAGCAGGATATACTATTTTCATCATACCTGCTACAGGTCTCCCTTTCTGTGTGATAGCTGATACTTCGTATGCATTCCATACGTCGCTTCCTACGAAAGGTAAACTGTCTTCCTTAATACCGTACCCTTCTCTATTAAGGTTTCTAGGGATAGCTACTAATAGTGCGGGGTTGTATATGTCGCTGTACCCAGCTCCACCTACTTTACCAAGGTGATGCCCAGCGATTTTAACTACTTTTTCTTGGTTTGTACTTTGATCTTGCATTTTCTTTACTTATAACTTTTAAATATTCTTTAATATAACACTCCTTTTAGTCTTTTACAACTTTGCTGTTAGTAAATTTTAACATCGTCATCCGGAGGTGCTTTTCTCACAGTAGACTTGTTCTTACTCCTTTCAAGTTCTTCTAACTTACGTTTACGGTAACTAGATAGTTGAGAAGGGTCTTTATATGTTCCTAAAACTCCTTTTTCTTTATTAATAGTGGTTTCAACAAGTTTACTGTCTTCAAAGGTGTTTATGTAAGGAGCTTTATCTTGAATTGGTTTACTTTCCGGCTTGTCTGTTAACACCTTCACTAAATCTTCTTCAAAGGCAATGTCTGCTTCTTCAAACTCCTCTCCTAACTCAGTAGCGCTATTGTCTACGATACCCTCTTCTAAATCTTCTCTAAAGGTAGTTTCTTCGTATTCATCTAAGGAGTTTGAAAGACTATCGTAAGAATCAACTACGTTTCGCATATTCTCTACTACATCCTCTATAGGGATAGCTTTTTTACTTTTTATCCTACTAAATGCGAAGTTGGCAGCTATTACAAGTGCTATTGCTAGAGGATCAAAGACGAAGATAATAATTAACAGTAGGCAGTTTATAATTTTATCCATCGGTATACCGGTAAGTCCTGATAAGTACTTTAACGAGTTTAGTTCTTCAGATACATCGTTGTTAGTTGAGACTTCTATAATTTCAGTTTCATAGTCGAATAGTTTAATGTTCAAAGCGTCTACCTTACTGTTAATGCTAGTTTGCCTATTCATTGAATGGTCTAGTTGTTTTTCTAACGCTCTTCGGGTTGATGAGGAGGTAGTAGTTACTAATTCACCGTTTGCATTCGTATACTGTATTGTATTGTTTGCTAATCCGGATCGTAACTCTGCTACAGCTTTATCAATACCTTTCTTTTCATTAGCATAAACTACAAGCTGTTCTTTAGTGTTATCTCTTCTAGTTTCTATTAAAGTAATCTGTGAATCAACAGCTCCGGATTTTAAAGCTGTTGCTTGGTATGCTGAGGATAGAAATCCGTAAATTCCCATACTTGTTATTAATATTAATATAAAACAAGCTGCTGAAAGATACGCTTTTAAGACTACAGGTAGTGATTTACGGTACTGATATAGTAGGGAAGCAATCACTAGTTTAGCTACTTCTAAGGAGGTAGCCATTACTATAACTGCAAATGCTGCTCCTGCAAATAGTTTACTAAGGCCGCTAACTGAGTAGAAAGCAGCGGAAGCAGATACGGATAATGCTGAGAGAGCTATTATGAATGGTAACACTCTTTTTTGTATTTCTTCTAACATTTAAGGGGTGTTTATCCTTTTGCGAATTGACTCTTAAACAGTTCCCAGTTCTTACATGCAAATACTCCAAATGCAAACCCTGCGTAAATAGGGAAACCAGTACTCCAGAGTATAATTCCAGCTATCACAGCTACTATACCTTCAATTCTGTTTGATACAATCCAACTTTTAACAGCGGTGTATGTTGTTTTAATAAAACTTAATACTTTTTTCATGTTTACTTATTTTAATTTACTATTTTTATAATAGTAATAATACGAATAAGTACCTGTGTAATCAAGCTAATTTTAAACTTTTAGGTAATCATTGAGGAGTGTGCCGACTGCTGCTGCTTTTTGTTTAAGATATGCCCAGTTCTCTTTAGTAAGTTTATAATCTGTGTTATAAGCTACAGATAGAGTTCCTATAAAGTGTCCTTCTAAGTCCTGTAGTGCTACCATGTAGAAAGACTTAGTTCCATATTGCTCTGCAAACTGACTGAGTCCGTAATCTTCTGCTGTGGTGGAAGGTACTGATATTTCTCCTTTATCACTTAGCTCTGACATTGCTTTTGGAAAAAGGGAGCATGGTATATTTTGAAATACCATTTGGCTAGGTATAGTGTGTAATGAGGTTTTTTCGTAGAATATAGAGAACTTTTGGATTGATTTACTGGTAGGGTAAAAGTGGCCGCCGTTATGAAATTGGGTTACCCATACTCTATCAGCTCTTAAGTCTGCTCTTACCGTTTCTAACTGGTCGTCTACTACTGAGTTTAGTGCAATTGCTTCTCCAAGAGGGTAGGCTTTTTTAACAGGGTCTATTTTCTTTTTAAACCAAGCTACTACTATAGGTCCTAATACTGCTGTTATTAATGCAACTACGATAGTGGTAATCATTACTATAATATCCATTTATTTTTGTTTACTGTGTTTATTTTGTTAACTTTATTACTATAAACTTACAAGCATGTCTAGTAATTCCGGTTGTGGAAACATATCAAACTTATCTTTACGGGTATTTGTATGTGTCCAGGTGCCTTTAACTCTTCCGTAAAAAGCATCTTCGTTAAATTCAAAAGCATCTGCTCCTAGGCTCTTAACCAAAGTAGGTAATCCTGCTCTAATGTCTATGTTGTCTCTCTCTCCTATAAAAAGAAGCCATTTCTGTAAAGATTCTATTTGAGTATTAGAATACCTGTGCCAGGTTAAATGACCTCTGAAAGGTTTAGGTAGTGTTACTATCTGAGATTCCTTTGCTACTGTTCCAGCATAGGTTCTTCCGTTAATAATGTATCCGAAATTGCAGAGTTCCATTCCTACTGAGTTTTTATGCATCGTTCTAGACCCGTTTCTGCCTAAATGGTACCCGTAGTTACCTTCAGGGAATGCTTGAACCGTAACACCATCATAGTCGACACTTCCGTCTGATACTTTAGGTCCTCCGAGGGTAAATTCTGTACAGATAGCACCGCGGGTGTCATTGCTCCAGTTGTCTATAGTTTTAAATGGATTATTCCAGCCTGCTGTATGATGTATAAATACCCACTCTGGGTTTGTCGGTCCTTTCTTATACTCGTGACTTGGTAAAAAATGTCTATTTACGATTAGTCCGTTTTGTGTTGTATAGGTTTTTTCGAAAGCATCAGTAGTTGCTATACCCATAGCGTCCCAGGTATTAGGGCCTACAATGCCGTCCGGTATTAGATGATTTGCAAGTTGCCAGTTCTTAACGGCTTCTTCTGTACCTTTTCCGAAAATACCGTCTGCAGGTGAATTTAGAAACTTTTGTAACTGTTTAACTTCTGTGTTTCTTGAGTTAAGTCTTAAAATCATAATAGGGTGTTATTTGTTCAAATACTGGTTATTAATTACTAGCTCTGATTATTTTTATTATTCCAGATTTTATCTATAGATGTTAGTCCAAGTGCTCCGAATGTTAGAGCTGCTACTGCATTAACTAAGGCAGTTGAAGGAGCTACGGATACGTCTGTAAAACTGTTTACAATCATTGTAGCACATAAACAAATACCTGCGATAAGTCCCATAATTCTTTTAGAAGAAGGACTTCCTTTTTCATCTTCTAATACCCCTTTTATCCAGTTTAATAATTTCATAAATGACTTGTTTATAAGGTAAGCACTATATAAATGTTTAATGTAATACTTATTTTAGTATACATAGGGATAGGGGCTATTAACACCCCTATCTTCTGTATGTTTATTTAATTATTCTACGTGACATCCAAGAGGTCCACAAGCTACTTCGCCTGCTAGTTCTGTATTGTCATCCATTTCAACTACTTTCGATAAATCTACTCCTACTAGAGTTTTCATTAACTTTTCATATTCTTCCTTAGTACAATCTTCAAAGGGACTCTGAATATATGTATGCGAGGAGTGTGGTAATACTGATAGTCCATTATAGTTCTTACGTTCTTTCCACATCCACTCTGCTACTTCTTCCCAACCGTCGTCTTTAATTGAGATAGTTGCAGATACGTTATGTGCATTACTTCCGTTCCTATGCCCTGGTTTAACCCATTCTATGTAGACCTTCTTAACTCTCTCTAAAAGTTCTATTGCACTTTCAGTTCTTAGTATTGCTCCTTCTGGTGCTTTCTGCGGTATCGTTATAACAGCGGTATCGTGGGGTCTGAAGTATTCATCTTCTATTAGTTCAGGATGGTATTTTGCTAGGTGTATGTATAGAGACTCGTTCTTACCTATTCTTATTCTCCTTAAGTAGTAGTCGTTATGCCAAGCATGTATTCCTGATGATGTCCCTAATGTTAGTGAGGTTGTCCCTGCAGGCTTCACGGTTGTTACACGAGCAGCTTTGTTTATATTAATAAGTGCAGCAACCCTTTCATTCTCCTCTGTAGCAACAGTTGCTGCTTCGGTAATATCTAGCTTCAGTACTGCTGCAGAAGCTATACCTGTCATCGATACTCCTATTAATGCATCCTTTTCTGTAGTACGTCTCCAAACCTCTCTTAAGTAGTGGAAGTCTGTATAACCTGCTTGAAGTGTTCCTAGAAAGGATGCAGCCTTTACTCTTTCGTTTAGTTCTTTCTGAGTACCTACGTCACTTACGTTAACTTCACATAGGTTACAAAATGAATAAGGTCTAAGTGCTATTTCTGCGCATGGATTTGTTCCCCAGTCTTTATTGTTCGTAAAGATTATACCTGGTTCACCTGCTCCGGATGCTTTTACTCTACTCCAAAGTTCTAAGAAATATTCTTTAGTAACTTTTCTTCGTAGTAGAGTTGCAGAGTTATTAGCTCTACCTCGTTGTGGGTTTAACTCCCACCAGTTACCTGATTTACAGGATATCATTTCTTCATCATCTGCGGAGAATAGGGATATTAAAGCTGCTCGTCTAATACCTCCTGCAAGAACTGCATCAGCTATATGACATACAATATCATGTACTTCGATAGGTTCTAACTTATCTCCATCTTCTTTAAGGTCTAATATACCTTGTATCTTAACTAAACATTCTTTAAGTGGCTGCGGTCCTGGTGCTTTCCCTCCAGATGTTATTAAGGCTGCTCCTTTAGGTCTTATATCTAAATAATCAAACCGTAAGGTAGATCCTCCGTGGAAGTGAGATTTCATTAATGCTTTTACAGCGTCTGCCCACCCTTCGATAGAGTCTCCAATTAGGAACCTCCTAAACTTAGTAGGGTTCGGTCTACGTATTTCTGGTAGTTTTTCGATGTGGTGCCTTTGTACGCTGTATCCCATACCTGTACCTCCTAAGAGTAGGAACATAATCTCACCGAAGGTTCTCCAATCGTCTATAGGAGCGTATGCACAATTGTATATACGGTTTGGACTTATTTCAACTGGCTTGCCGGCAAATTGCATACTCCGCATAGAAGGTAGAGTCTTCTTATCGTATACGAATTTATAAGCGTTTTCTATTTCTTCCGACAGGTCCGGGTATTTCTTTAGGTGCATATTCTTGTTCCTGTTAACAAGTTCTTCCCATACTTCTCTTCTATTAAGCTCTGGCGTGTATTTTGCGTACTTGAGGAAGACTGTAATGTCTGATAGGATTTTTTGACTGATGTCCATTTTTTTATTTATTTTTAAATTGTATATAATACTTATGTGGTTTTTAAAAAAAATTAGGTTTTCTACGAAGAAAACGTAGAAAGTTGTGAGAATTTCTTAGAGAGTTCTTTTTTATCGAAACTATCCATAAGGTTAAAAGACTTAGCATTACCAGGAGCTGGTGTGTCATCATAGGTAGGTACATCTTCTGTAAGCTCAATGTGTCCGTTAGAGGTGTCCATCTTTGCTCCAAACGTCATACCGTCCATCCCGTATCTATTTTTCATAATATGAACTCTACCTGTTCCATTTAACTTATCTTCTTTCTTCCTTGATAAGGACATGCAGAAGTCGGAAACCATTATCTTATCGTAAGATCCTGCTGCTTTGTCTCCTTCAATTATATCATCCTTAGCTCCCATTCTGTTTACTTGTGAAGGTGATATGATAGGTATTTTAAGTTCCTTTGCTAGACCTTTACATGCTACGTATACATCATCTATTTCATCTTTCCTCTCTGCAAACTTACTACTCACATTTCCTCTTAGGTAATCGATATAGTCTATAATTACAAGGTCTGGTTTTAGTTCTGAGTCTGTGCATTTTTGTAAGTGAGCTCTTATTGTAGATACCGATGCCATCTTAGGCGGATACTCTTTAATTATAAGCTTTCCGGGAAGTGATTCTACCATACCTTCTACCTTAGTTCTATGGTCTGCTATATGTTCGATATCTACCCCTGTTAAGTAACAATCAACCCTTTTTCCTACGTAGTCTTCTCCAAGTTCTAGAGTATAATATACTACGTTGTAACCTAACCGTACTGCATGAGCTGCCATTGCTACCATAAGCCATGAGTTATGAGATAGTATTCCGTTACTATAATAACAATGTACATCCACTACAGAAAGGTCGTAGAGTACTTCCTCTTTTTTATCCTTAGTTTGTTTTGTTAAGGTAGTTGTTCCGGTTTCTGTTATAACTAAATCTTCTGAGGTTATCTCATCAGCCATTACCCAGTCTCTATTCTCTGTCTTGAATTGGTGTTTACCTGATGTTTGTATGTCTGTACCGTTACTGAAGTAGCTTCTTACTGAGGATTGTCTTTCTGTTGTGAACAGAGTCATTATAGGTTTATAACCGTAGGGGGTTTTAACTTTTATATCGAACTCAGGAAGGTAAAGGTTATTTTGATAAGGTTCTACCCCTAGTTTAAAGAATAGATCTCCAATCTTAATCTTACGTGTTTTAATTCTTACTTTCATTTATTTATAACTTATTTAGTTTTATTATCTTCTATGTACCCAAAGATCTTAGCCATTTGCCATCCGTATAAATGGTTACCGTCGATATTAAACTCATCCCAAGGCTCTACCCACATAGTTATTTCTTCTCCGTCATTATTAGTTATAGGTAAACCGTATTCAGGATACTCTATTTCTATGGTTGAGTCATACCCTAAGCATTTACCTCCTCCTGGGTTTCCGAAAACTATACCTAAGTCTCCAGGTCCGAAACCACCTTGAAGTATATTATTAATATCTGGCCACGGTGTTGGTATAGTAGGTCTTGAATCTTCTCTGTATCGTGTTTCTATATCTTTATTGTACTCGTGTCCGATATTCTTATCAGTACCTGCTTTTAATGCGCTATCTATTAGGAATCTAATACTATCATACTCTCCTATGTTAAGCAAGTCTACAGAATCCAAAAGAGCTCCTTTTAGTTTTTGATTCTTACAGAAAGTAGTGAACTCTTCCTCTACGTATGCTAACTCAGCATCTGAATGTCTATATGCTTCTTTTAACTGTTCCCTAATGGATGTTTGAAGTATTTCATTCTCTAGCTTTTTAACCTCTATGGTTAGTATCTCCATAGATATTACTGTATGGTATTTATGCCAGTACTTAAGTATCTGATTTATTACCCATTTGTGTGCTGGATTAGGAAAGTGTTCGTCTGTTAATATATCGTTTATATTTTGAATAAACTCTTTCTTTGAGAGTAGTGCTCCTATCGCTTTTACTTGGAACACCGGACCGTAGTCGGATAATACTTTTAATGCTGCCATAACTTTTTATCTTATTGTTTACTATTATTTAACTTTAATATAAGTGTTTATTTTAGAGTACTCAACTTAAAAAAGTTTTCTGTAACCCATCCTTCTATATCTCTAATAAAATGATCGATTCCGTCTATTTCGTAGAGTTGTAAAAATTCTTTTTTATGAAACGGGTTGTTATCTTCAGCGAGTAGCGTTTCTATATACTCTATCTGCCTTTTATCTAATATCGGATTTTTTAAATCCATTAACTTGTATGAATTCCTTAACATAGTTTCAGCTTGTAATACTTGCGCGTATGTTTTGTGTTGGGTAAGTTTAGCTTCACATATTTCAAAGATCTCATCTAACGTTAGGGAATGGTTTATTAGTTCTGGGAATCTCTTTAGTAAGGTTTTAGGTCCCAGTCCTCTTATTCCGTTTATTGCATCTGACTTATCCCCTAGTAAAGTTTTATATATTATAAAGTTGTCGGAATGTATTCCGAATTCATCTGCTACTTCTTTTTGTTTGTAGAACTTCTTACCTATTGGTCTATAAACTGTTACTTTGTTATTTACTAGTTGAAGGTAGTCTTTATCTGAAGATACTATTACCACGTCTGAATTCTCTCTTTTAGGTAGTTCTACAGCCATGTATGCAATCATATCATCCGCCTCTGCTTTATCTATCATTCCGGTCTTTACTGGTAAGCATTGAAGGTAGTGTATGAGTCTTGTTACTTGGTCTATTTTAGACTCTCCTTCCTCTTCTACGTTATCGTAAGTATCCCAGTTTGTTATTCTAGTTATACCTCTATTAGACTTGTATTCTGGTAGGAGGTTTTTTCTGTTGGTTGATGAACCTACTCCGTCGAATATTACATAAACCCCGGTCGGTTGTATTAGTTGAATTAGAGATCCTAAAGATCTTATAAACCCTGCCATCCCTCCGATTGGAACTCCTTGCTTGTTTAAGAAGTTTATTGTTGCAAAGTTTCGAAAAAAGAGGTTTAGTGCGTCTATTACTAAAACTCTTGAATGAAATTTTTTCTCTACTACAGGTGCACTTTCCTGCTCTGTAATGGTTGCGAGCATTGCTCTTAGATCCTGTGACATATATTACTTTAATATAACAAAAAACCCCTGCATAAGCAAGGGTAATTGTAACTTTAATTAATTATCTTTTAATACTACTCTTCTTTTGTTAAGTGAAGTTGTATTAACTCTTCCATATAGTCTAAGTCGTCTAGTTCTTCAGATCTAAGCTCTTCTCCTTTTATTATAGTATCAATAAACCAGTCTTCAGACTTCCCGTACTTTTTTAAGATCGTATTTATTTCTCCATTTCCATTCTCAAAATCAGTATCGTCATAAGGAGATGTTGAATCGGTTTCTTCCAGTTCTTCAGTACCACGTAGAGACATTTTACGTTCACTGTGTTCACCTTCTTTTTCTTCTTTTAGCAGCTTCCCTTCGGCTAAGTACTTTCGTAAATTAAAATCTTCCATATTTTCTTATGTTTTATAAATATACTTAAAGATAATAAAAAACCCCTGCATAAGCAAGGGCTTCTTTTCAGTTATGTGTTATACTAACTTAGATACTCTCTTCTAGTTCTTCTACTATTTCAAAGTCTCCTCCTCCTAGTATTCTCTCCCAGTTTTCTTGGTTGGTTGCTTTATAGTCCTTAAGTGCTTTATCATCGTCTAGTATGAAACCGTGAGGGGTCATAATAATCTTACCTCGAGTTGTAAGCCCGTTAATATGATTCTTATCTATCTGAATATTAGCTCTCTTAGCGAACTCTATCTGTTTTCCGTTCTTCACTGCTTTTATCTTAGAAGTTCCGGCATTAGATATATTTCCGAATGTAATTATTAAAGTAGAGTCGTACCAGAGAGTCTTACCTCCTTTGTTCTCTAACTTAGGTTGTCCCATCGGGTTATCCGGTTTTGCAGTCCATACCTTGTTTACTACTACTAGTGAATTTGTATATGGACAAGATTCCTTCCTAGACATTACAATTCGTTGATTTACCTGATTACCAAATTGAGTAGACATTGCTCCTGCATTCCATTCGTTATTGTTCTTATTAGAACGTACTGATAGTTCACACGGTACAGATCCTACAGAATCCCATAGGAATAAAAGGTCGTAAGGAAGTGCTCCTTTTTTCTGCTCGTCAATTAGATCTAAGATAAAGCTAGCTACGTCTTCTATTGTATTTAGAGTTTCTCTATCTACGTAAATAAAAGTTCCTCGGTAATCTAAAACCTCTCCTGTTTGTTCGTCTACTACCTCCTCTACCTGTAATCCCATCTGGATAGCATGCTCCCAGTTCCATTTCATCTCTGTGATGATAAAAACAGGGAGTATTCCTACCTTCTGTGCAGATATTGCTGCTTCCAATAGTGCAGTGGACTTTCCAGTGTCTGAGTGCCCTCTTAACATGGTTATATGCCCCATAGGGATACCCGGTATAGAAGTGACTTCTTGAAACGCTGGAGATAAAGGGATCCACTTTTGGTCTTTAAACCTGACGTTTTTACTTAGCATCTTACTATCTTTGAACTTTTCCAGGTTAAACCCTTTTTTAAGTTCGGCGGATACGGCTGCTGTTAGTGATTTACTTTGTGTCTTCGCCATAGTTTACTTAAAACGGTAGGTCGTCGTTTTTTCCGTTAAAAAGACTATCAAACTTATCTTCTTTAGATTCTTTAGGTTTACCTTGTTTTTCTAGAGAGAACTTATTCGTAGGTGATGAAGGTGTTTCAAAAGCTACATCAGGTATCTTGCTTTCAGAAGTATCTTCGTCTGGCGCTAAATATTCGTGTAGTATCTCTTTCATCCTGTCAAATTCCATCTTAGTAAAAGATTCTATTGGATCAGGTTGATTTTCAAGTAGTATCTTTACTGTTTCGTTCTCTTCTGCTAAAGGAGTTTGTGCAGTCCTAGGTCGTAGTGTTGTTTTACTATATCCTGTACCTGTTTGTGTTGAATCTACGGTAGTCAATGTTAGATCTCTACCGGTAAGAATATCAGTATAGTCTCCTATGTCTTCGTCCTCTACCATAGAGAGTAGTTCCATGTAGATCTCTTTTCCGAAACCCCACAACCTAACGCCTTCGTCTTCCTTACCTCTTACGATTACAGGAACGAATACTCTCATCTTAGGTTCTAACTTTCTTGCAAGTCTCCAATTTTCCTTATCATTGGTTTCTCTTAATTGTTTAACGAATTCAACTATCGGATCCTTATCTCCTGTATTAATAGGTGAGAACATTGGGAACTTATGTATACCGTAATGGAAATACAATTCCGAAAATGGATTCGACTTGTTAAACTTGGAAGGTAGTATTCTAATAACTTCCTTACCTACGCTTGGTCTAAAGAATATATCTTTAGAGCTTTTCCCTGAAGAGCTAGCGTTTTTTTGAGTTTGCAAAGCTTGTAGCTTCGACTTAATTTCACTTATGTTCATTAGTATAACTTATTTAATTTAATATAGAGCTTATTTTACTAGAAAGCAACTTTTATTGTACGTTTCTTATTTCGTAAATCTTTGTTTTTACTAGTTTTAAATTTCCTTGTGTTGTTAGTAGTATTGTATTTTTATAATGGTTCCAGTTTACTCTGAATCTTGTATCCACTACTCCTCCGTTTAACTCTTTTATAAGTTCGTTAAGAGCGTTTATCGTATATAACGTGTTTGAGGTTTTTTTCCGATGCACTAGAATTGTGTTGTCTGGAAGGGTATCTATATTAGGTTCTTCTAGATTATACGTGCAGGCTAATTCTTCTGAATCTTTTACCTCTAATACGAATATCTTTCCGTAGAGTATAGAGTGTCTTGAGGTAATATCTTCGATAAAGTAATTTAAGTCCTCAACTTGTACGAAAGTACACAGTAGTTTATTCTTTAACATCTCCTGATTTTTTATTATTTCTTTATCATACATATTAGAAGGGGTGTAAAGAGTTATAGTTTTTTCCAACATTCATTGTTATTTTTAAATTCTCGTTCTTAAAGACGTCTACTATTTTACGTAGGGTTCCTGTATCTTCCTCTGCTAGGTCTAGTAGTATTGCATCATAAGTATACAGTACGATCTTAGACCGTTTATCTTCTAAAAGATAGAGTATTTTCTCTATTAAGCCAACATTACTTACAGTTTCGTAATTTTGTATGATGTAGTTAAATAGCTTTTGAGGGTTCATATTAAGTAGATCTTTACTGTGAAACCTGTACTTATTATCTACTCCGTCTACATAACCCTGTGCTTTATATTTACTCCAAAGCTCATCTATGTATTTAGTTGTTAGTTTAAAAAAGGGGAAATCTTGATACTGTTTAAATACATTACCGTATAGTTGCTTAAATACTAGTTTCTTAGATTCACCCCTATCCATTCCGTAAATTTTACCAAAGTCTTCGTATATATCTCCGGTAGGTGATTCATAGTTTACTAGTTTTGATATTAAGGTAGGGTGGTAGGCGACTAGATCTATCTCCATTAAGAGGTCATTTCTAGGTATGAATACGCTTCTACATCCGTTTTCTTTATTAAGTGCTGCGAAATTAATACTATTAAAGTTGTTAGATGGCCTGCCTGTAGTATTATTAAGGCGATACTGTGTTAAGATGTAGTTGTCATATAGGTTTAGAAAGGGTCTCTCTATGTTAAAATAGTCTCCTACTGTACCGTTCATCTTTAACCCGTTTCTTTCTATACCCCAGAATATACCTTCTACCTTTCTACGGAAATCGTCGGGTTTAAAAGAGCTAAGTACTTCTAAGTATTGCTTTGATATTTTCTCACAGTATTCGTAATGTTTCACTATCGGCACTATGTTTCCTTGGTCCGGGTCGTTATAGTATCTCCTGGAGAAGTAGTTTAATGCTTGTACTGTTTCTTCTTTTATTATAGGGAGGGTGGTAGTTTCTTTACTCTGGTGAAAGTACCTAAAAGCTTTACCGTCCGGTGTATAGACTGTATCTATGTCGTTTAACCACTCTTTAACTTTTATAGGGTCTATTTTCATAGCTTCACTGTGTAAGAAGTTCAAAAGGTATCCTTCTTCAGTCTGTATATCTTTTACATATAAACCTAGGGGGGAGTATATAGCCGGGTGTCCGTCCGGGTGCCTATTAATAGGTATAGCTATTATATTTGCTAGCTTAACGCTTTTTAGTTCATCGAACTGCTCTTGTGTCTCTATTAACCAAAACATAACCTTTTCTTTAATATAAGAAAAGTAGGTCGGGTATACAACTTAGACTGTGAACTCGGTATAATTTGTAATGTACTGTGAGAGACCGTATACTTTAAACCTGCCTTCTACTAGAGTTACCATTCTTCTATTAATGCCTTCTAAATCTACACCAGAGGTCGTCCACGTTAATTGAAATGGAATGTATATACCCCAATTGTATGAGGCGTTTTTAGATTGTACCATCTCATAATCTTCCTTACTTACTTCTGTAAATATTGCGTTATTTGTTCTTCTTAAGAAGTAGCGGGTAAAGGAAGGGAAGTTACCTAATGGTTTACTATATTGAGGTTCTATTAGTTCGAGGTTCGGTCTTTCAATTTGCTGCTTCTCTCTAATATAATCATACGTGGTATTTGATACTATATCTGTAGCTTGTACTGTTGAGGTATCTCCGGTACTGTCTGCAAAGATTGTAGCGTTCGAAGGTTTAAGTCTTCGTTGTTGACCATCGCTAGGTGTCTTACCTGTGGTAATATTGCCGTTTGAAAGTATATGGTATTCTCCTATATAAGGTTGTTCCGTATCTACATAGACAAGTTCGTTTCCATTTGTAAATAAGTCGGTTATTATTTTAGATTTCGGATAGTACATTTTACATTTATTTTTAGGTACCTGTCTTTATTTCTCCTGGGTTTATATTTTGCCAATGCCAGGCTTCCCAGTTCTCAAGGTCTTTTTTGTCTTTCCAGTTTGGTAACCTTTTAAAACCGTATTTCCCAGCATTTACCTTAAGCCATTTATATTGCGACATATCTACTTTCAGCTTTGTTCCACTACTATTTGCAAAATCTATTGCCATACCGAATCCGTGTTTTGATGTTCCAGCAGTAGCTGCTTTTGCTCCGTCACCGGCTTTTAACCACAAGTCCTTAATAGCTACTTGATTTTCAAAAGTTCTATATGCAGAATTTATACGCATTGGAGTGTTTGGATTATCTTTACTGTATGCTGTGAGCATTTTCTCTAAGTTTGACATTACCGGTCTTAATAACCTTATCCTACCTTTATCGCTCGTTAAGGTACTACCTTTCCACTTATTATAAGGGAATAATTCTTTATTTAGTTCTCTCATATACTCAGCAGGAACTTCACCGTTTATAACAGCTTTTTTTGTTGCGTTTACAGTAAGTATTGTAATAGCTTGCTTATCATTCTTATCAGGCTTTGCTATGGTTTGAGTTTTTTCTAAGTTTAATTGAGGGGCAAAAGCTTCTTCATTACTAAGTCTTGTTGCTCTATCTGCAGGTAGTGCTTCTAATCCCATTATAGAAGATATGGTTGTTACCCATTTTGAATTATCTACAGTATGACTTACGCCGGTTACTGTAAAGTCATACTTCTGGTCGTACGAAAAGGGAAGTACGTCGTCTGTAATTTTAAACTTTTGGAATATCTTTATTCCGCTTATTCCGTATATGGATAGGTTTAATTTTATTGGTATGAACCCTGTGCTTGTTTGGTTTGTTTCTGTGAATGCTCCTAGTAGGTATTTGTAAAGCTCTACTGGTATATTCTCCATACCTTCTTTACTATTCGACTCTAAACTTATATGACTAAAAATACCGTCTGTACCGGGTTGTTGGTTTAATGCTAGTTTTGCGTAGGCATCTAAGTTTCCTTCGAATTTACTTAAGGCTTTCTTAGCTCTCTCTTCTTTCTTTGTTACTGCTGCTACTTTGACCTGCTCTCCTATTTGTTTACTCGGATACACTCTATCGGTTAACCCTTTACTTAGTCTCGAGAAAGATACAGCTTCCTCTCCTAATACTTCTCCCTGCGCTTGAGCTCCGGTAGAGATTACAGTAGCAAGGTCAGGGGTAATGGAGGATTGTGCAGATATGTTTGTAACCATGCTTTTCAATCCTTGAGCTTGTATAGTTACTGCTTTGTACTGGTCGACGTTTGAACTCTTCGAAAGACCTTTTATACGTACTTGTTGAAAATCTACTATAGTTAGTATATTCTGAATACCGTCTACATCTCCTACTACTTGTAGGTCGTTAACACTTCCTAAGGCTTTAGTTACCCCGTCGCATATACTTTGTAAGAATTCACGTATTGAGACTTTATTACTTTCATTATCGCTTAACTTATGTAGTTGTCCGGAAAGGAATGCAGCATTTATGTAGATGTTGTTTATATTACCTATAGTAGGAAAAATATAAGTTAGGTTTGAATCGGTAGATACCTTTTGTCCGTCTGAATCTAGAGATTCTTTAAGAGTCCTAAGTCGGCTTTGGTTAAATGCGCTTATATCGTTAAAAGGTGCTGGTAGAGTTGCGTTTCGTTCTAATCGTGGACTCCGGAATAATGTACCTTGTGTTGTATTAAGGTATGTGTTCCGTATGTAGCATTTTTGTAGATTGGCGGACAAAGAGGTAGAGAACATAAACATAGGTTTATCAGATTCGAAGTCTATTTTTATTAATTCTTCAGTGTCTGAGAATAAGTTTACATTACTGTTTGTCCATTCTAAAAGAGCTTTAAAGGAGAGGTATACTTCTAACCCTCCATCTGCATACTCTATGGCGTTAAAACCTCCGTATGTTTTCTCCTTTATTTTGTTTATAAAGTCTGTATTGCTTTCTGTGCTCATTATCGATCTCTTTTTATAAACTCTAAGAACTGGTTCCTACTAGTTGAATTTTTTAGTTTTAGGTTGTTATGCTCATACTTTAGAGGAGTACCTGTCGAAAGGCCAAATAGATTTCTTCCGTTTCCTTCCCATGCTCCGTATTCATAAAGGTTAATTAGTACGGAGTTCCTAGAGGGTAAGGACTTGATTAGGAAGTTTATTTCGTCTGTGTTTGTCTGAATGTCTTTTTCTTCAGTGTTAGTTACTCCAGTAACGTTAAGGTTTTTAATGTAATTTTCCGTATCAGCAAGTACTTGTTTAAAGTTTTCAAAGGTTGCCGATATTCTTTTTGTAGTGTCTCTCTTTAATGTCAGTTCTGAGTTCATATTATTATTTATTAACTCGTAACCTAATGTTTTTATAAATCTATGTGTATATATATAATCCACTTGGTTAACATACGTAAACGGGGGAAGTTCGAGGGCTAGAGTAAGGTACTTCTTTAGTAACTTACTGCTTGTAGCTTCTGAGTTTATATACTTAAAGGTTACTTGATCTGTTCTGTCATTTTTTATTAATATTTTACCGTTGAGAAATTCTATTAATTTGTCGTATGGTTCGGTAAAGGCAGAACGTTGGGCTTTAATCGTACTTATGTAATTAGCTTTTAACTTTTTATCTTCTGCCTCTTCTACTAACGTCTCTACTAGGTTTAAGTCCTCCACTATCTTCTGGGTTGTTTTTTGAAACTGGGTTTTTGATGTCTTTGTTAGCAGTTCGTCTGTTAGGTCATAAAGGAATGCGTTTAGTAGTGACACTTCTTTACTTAACCGTAGGTTTAATATGTTTTGTAACCCTTGATTAACTTTACCGTTGACTTTACTATTCTCTTTGCTAACCCCTCTACCTCCACCTAGGTTCATTTTTAAAGAGTCAATAACGTCTCCTACTGATACTAAATTTAATATTATATCGTAACTTAAGTCGTTGTTTAGAGTCCAGGAGAAGTTACTTACTTTTGCAACTATTGCATCGTAGTTACCTCCTGTTCTATCTTTATTATCTGCTATACTCTTAGTGAGTATTTTACTACCTATGTTACTGTCTGTTTGAAAAAGAGCGTTAGGTATTTCTAAAGAACTCATATTCTGCTTCTCAGTAGAGTTATCGTAGTACATAGAGTGTCCCCATTCTAGAATTAAGGTATAACCTAATCTTAAATACAGGGTCTCAAGTGCTTCAAATTGACCCTTACTAAAACATTTAATGTTTACTTGAGCTTGTTTTAGCGATCCGTTGTTTTTATAGTTTACGTTGACATTACTTAGTCCAGGCATTGGTTTATAACCTTGAGTCTTAGGATCTGATAAAAATCCGTAACTTCCATCGAACCCTCCTCGAGTTAAACCCCCTCTTATCTTACTATCTAATGCTTCTGAAGAACCTGCAAATAAGACTAGGTTTTTAGCTAGATTGTAACCCTGTACTTGTTCGGTAGTTACATTTGGACCTAACCTCTCTGCTAACTTCTTAGCTCTTGTAGCGTCTACACTTACTGATGAGCTTAGTCTTATCCACGGGGTACTTGCATTAAAGACTTTTAAATCGTCTGCAGTCTTTTGTGATGTTCCTAAACGGTTCTGTCTTACTTCGATTTGTTTACTTACATATTCATCGAACGGTTCTCCTAGTATTTTTGACTTAGCCATTATTTATATTGTTAAAACTGTTTATAACATCTTCGGGGTTACCTGGTATCCGAATCTGTACTCCTAATGTAGGGTATAATGAGTTAGAAGGCAAGCTAGGGTTAGCTGATGCGATTATCCAGTAAAGTCTCCAGTCTTTATAATATTGGTTTGCTAATAAGTCTAACCTATCACCGTAAGTTGTAATCACGTATGTATCGTTCTCAGTCTCCGGTATTTCCGGGTACCTGGTAACTCCCTGATAAGTCGGTCCTTCCTTTTGTTTATATGTCTCTGTATCTGTGTATCTGTTCACTATGTTAAATTTAGAGGTTTGATAAACGTAGGCTGTCTTCCACCGTTTAGATTAAGTCCCGGGTCTTTTTGATTATCTAAACCGAAGTCTACTTCTTTACTTTTCACTGTAGGAGGTGGAGCATTAAGTGCTTTATTTAGTACATTCTCTGCTAAGTCAGCATCAGCAGAGATGACACTCGTTCCGTCTTTCGTAGGCAGGTAGGGGTTAGGCTGGCCTGAGTTTGCTTGGTCCGGTGGTGTGAAGAGAGCGTATTTCCTTGTCCCATCCATCAACTGCGGTGCGAAGTCGTGTATAGGAGTGAAGCTTAACTGTACATCAAAGTGTCTTGGTGCTTCCAGTTGGTCTGATTCAGTTCCTTTTTCCGGTTCATTGTATGCTATTTCCCAAGATGCATTTTCAGGTACGGTATAGGTTAGACTTGTTATAAAACCTGGTATTCTGTAAAGGTAGCTGCCAACTACTAGCCTTACTATATTACCTCTCATGTAACCGCCGTTTGAACTGTAGTCAGGTGCTAGTGTTGATGCAAGGTAGGTGAGTTTTTGGTACATTGCCTTCATCTCGTCTCTTGTTTGAGGATGTACTGTGAAACTCAAACTTATGGTTCGGGTAAATCCTGTATAGCTGTAAAGGTTATCTGCTCTACCTACGAATCTAGTGGGGTTCCAATCTCCCCCGAAATTATCTGTTATCGCTCCTAAAAAAGCTCTAAAGTGTATGTTAGTGTTAGTATCTTCATCATTATCTAATACTTCGAATCTAAATCTTATAAAATCTCTTGTATATCCGTCTTCCGCTGCTATAGGTCCTTTGTATAAGGGCATAGCAGCTACTTTATCTACACTTTCAAAGTCACCTCTATACAGGTTACTCCTGTTTCTAGCTCTTCTACCTGGATCTCCTAAACCTACTCTGGTTATCTTGTTTACTTTAGCAGAGGAGTAGTCTACTGTATTTTCGCCGAAGATTCCAGCTGTCTTATTTACAGTAGTTGCTGCAATACTACTCCTAAAATCAGGTAGTATTGTGGGTCCAGAGTTATTCTTTGATGCCGGTATTACGTTATTAAAGTCTTTCTGGTTCCAAGTGTATATTGAATCACCTAGTCCTGAGCCATTATATACGCCGTGGTTTGTTGCTCTAATAATGGTTTTAGATATACCCGGCCCTCCTTGGTACTCTATTAAGTAATTCTCGTTTAATGAAATACCAGTTAGTTTTAAAGTAGCTTGATCTGCTTTTTTGAGTTCTTCCTTTGCAATTTTATACCTATAGAGGTTGGAGAGTCTTCCTTTATCTTCCTTATCTAATTTTAAGTATACTTTTTCATACTTAACTTGATTATCTTGTAGAGCTATAGGTACTAGTCCTTGTTTTTCTAAATGTAGCCCGGTACCGCTTGCTGCAACTTGAACTAACGTTGATAATGGGTTATATCTTCCTTTTGTCGGGTCTGTCCTATTAGGTCTCCCCGGCACTATGGGGTTTTGAGCTGAGAGTATCTCTTGTTTTCCTATAAAGAGTAGTCCCTTAGGTGTTGTTAGGAATTGAGATATTCTTGATAGGTCCTGTAATCTATTTTCAACTTGTCTCTGTATGCCTCCTATCAACCCCGTACCTGCTTGAGGGTTAGAGTTAACGTCAGGTATGTTTGAGGTTATAAAAGGTTGTCTACTGTTAGCATTACCCGGTCTATCGTTAGTAAACTTTAAACTTCTTTGGTTAAACCCGTACTTTTGAGCATAGGTAGGTCCGGCCTTGGTTTTATACTTAGCTGCGAATGGGTTATTTTCATAAAACGACCCTAAATCTGTTAAGAGGTCTTTTAGTGCCATTAAGGGTAAGTTACTCCGGTCTCAGGGTGTTTGTATCCTTTTGGCTGCTTTCCGTTTAGGTCTAAATTAGATGGTTGGGGTAATGCGTTAATCTGCCCATCATCATACTGGTGGTATGCTTGGTTAACTTCTCCTTGAAAGGCTCCATTTAAAGAGTATCCCGCTAATCCGTCGGTTGTTGAGTGTAGTTTTGATAATTTTGAAGATAGAGGGTTTGTTGGTGGGGTTGCTCCGTTATGCTTCGATAGTTCTGACCCTTTGTCTCTTAGTAAGTCTAGTATTCCCATGATTTTTTAATTTATTATAAATATGAACGTTTGTTAATTTTAAGTGTAAGCACTCATATCTACATTACCTCCAAATGCTTTTACATTACTACCTACTCTGTAGGATTGTCGTGCATTTGCATTACCTATCGACTGTCCGTCTAAGGTTAAGGTTATGTTTGTATTTGAAGGAGTGATGTTTACCTTATTCTCTATTTGTTGAGAGTTGTTACTATTATTGTTATTAGAGTTACTTCTAACAGTCTTAGCTATTCCTGGAGCTACTATTATGTCGTCGTTAGGACTAACTTGAAATAAACCTCCTTCTTTCGGAGAGATTGTTGTTTTACCTTCTGCAGGAAATATTCCGTCCCCTATTGTAGTAAGGAATGCAAGTGCTGCTACTCCTGCTACTGTTGCTATTATTCCAGCAGCTCCAGCCGAAAGAGCAGCGGCGCCGGCGATGTTGGCTACTGCGGCTGCTATACTTGCTGCTTTATAGGCTACCATCAATGGGATTACAAGTTTTAGAGCGGTTACTATGCCGTTAATATTATCCCCTATGAATTTAAAGATTGTACTTATTACAGGTAGTACTCCAGAAGCTAATGGTACAAGTGCTTCTTGAAGTTTTACGCCTGCTGCTGCCATTTTATCTTGTAAGGAGACTGATTCCATTTGTGTAGCTAGGGCATCGTTACCTAATTGAAGTCTTGCTCCATCAACACCTAGCTGCTGTACTGCGGTTGCATACTTCTCTTTTTCAGTATTACCTTCGAATTGAGATAAGGCGAGCATTGCTTCCCTTTTCATTAAAGATTCAGCGAGGGAGTCTCTTGTTAATCCTACAGCTTGTGCTAAAGCTCCTTGTTCAATTACGTTCATACGTTGGAAGTCAGCTACTGTACCGAAGTTGCTTGCTAATTCCTCTGCTAGCATTCCTTGATCTCCTATAAGAGCTGCATACCTTGCACCTTCTAGGTTTAACTGCTTACCTGTTAGGAGTTCCGCAGCTAATTCGTCTTCAATTGAGGATTGGAAGTTTAGAAGTGAACTACTGATGTTTTCAAGATCTTTCATCTCTACTCCTAATGCTTTTGCTTTAAAGACTGCGGTTGCTATAGCTTCTGCAGAGCCTCCTAGTTGTATCTTCGTTGCTGTAGATACATCTTTTATACTTTCTAGGATCTGTTTTTCGTTTAGAGCTAACCCTGTCGTGGCTTTTAAGATCTTTACCTGTCCTTTGTATTCAATAGTCTGTTCTTTTAACGTCTTTCCTGTTAAGTAGGTAGTATCCTGTAGAGATTCTACTACATCTCCAGAAATACCTGCTTCTTTTGTAAGTCTTACGAAGGTTTTTAGGTTCTCTTCTCCGAACTTTGCAAATGTTCCGTACCTGTTGTTTAATACCTGGAATGCTTCATTTAGGTTTGTAGTACTTCCGAAGAGTCCTTCTTGTGTTGTTGCGGTTTCTGTTAGTTCTTTGTTAAGTTCTCCTGCTTGTTCATTACTTATACCGAAATTTCTTGCAGTCCCGGATGTTAAAGTATCCATTCTCTTAAAGATACTTGCTATTTGAGTTGTTACGAAAGCTGCAGATACAAGAGGGTCTAGTAGTTTTTTAGCTAGGTCTTTACCTGTCTGCTTTACTATCATGCTAAAGGTTTTGTAACTACTAGGAAGTTCTTCACCTGCATCGGCTATTTGCCGTAGTTTTTCCTCTACTATCCCTACACTTCCTTCAAGTCCCTTGAATCCGGGTATTTTACTCAGTCCTTTTGCTATTTGACCCGAAAGTCCCATAGCTGTTCCTATCTCTAGTATCGTATCCCGTTCTCGCTCTCGTTGAGCAGTTGCTTCAGTAAGGTTTTGAATAGCTTCATGCTGGAAGTATTCTGCTTGCTCTTGAAGAGTTAGTGCTTGTAGACCTAGATTGTACTGATCCTCTGTTGCTTGAACTATAGCCTGTTGGTCTTGAATCGCTTTTTCATTTAGCTCTCCGCTTTCAGCCTTCCTACTCTGTTCCTCTTGTAATCTTTTAAGTTGTTCTTTAAGTAAACTACTTTGTTGGATAGCTATCTTTACATTTTTACTCTCAAGTATACTTTGAGAAAGAGAGGTTCTTGCAATTAAAGCTTTATTTTTTTCAATTTGTTTATTCTTATCTGCTAAAGAAGTTAGGGATGTATTTTGATTACTTAACGCTTTTGCTATTTCCCGTGAGGTTTTAAGCTGTTCTCCTTCGAACTCTGTTAACCTAGTCTTTATACCTAAAGCTTCCTTCAAAGACTCTACAATACCTTGCTGGTTAAGGAGTTGGTCTCTAAGTAGAAGTCTTCTTTGGTCTTCTATCTGTAAAGCTTCTTTTGAAATGTTACTTGAATCGTCAGCCATATATTATAAATAGTAAAGGGTAGTGTTTTAGACTACCCTCCGTTATACTTTAACTTACTCCCTCGTGCATACTCCGGTATTTGGATTGCACCGGATTTTATATCTGATGCTAAAGTTTCTGCGTTTGTTTCTGTATTATTCTCCTTATCGTAATGTTCTTTTATAGAACTGTGTATATACTTTCTTAAATGTATAGGAAGTTCGTAGAGTTCGGTGAACGAATACCCTCCTTTGCCGAAGAAGGTTATTTGATGTATTTGGTCGAATATATGTTTCCTATACTGTTGAGTCAGGCCAAAAAAAGGTGGCAGTTATTGGAAGAATAACGTCCTCCTCGCCGTTACTTGTTTCTACTGTTACAATAAGGTTTATATCTGGCTGTACATCGCTTATATAACCCCTTAATGCTCTTGCATCTTTTGCAAGTAATGCTGTATCTACAAAGGTTCTAATTGTCTTAGCTTCTCTATCTCCATCAACAGAAGTTATTGTATGCTTAAGACGGGTAGTCATTTCCGGGTTATCGTTTTTATTGATTTTCTTTAAACCTTCTAACTCCCTTTTAATCTTACTACTATCACCTACGGTTAGTATTTTAAATGTTAATTCAACTTTTGAATGAGGTAGTGTAAAGGTGAATTCATTTACATTAGGGGTTATAAGTGTTTCGTTAAATTCTTTATCTTCTAAACTTGTTAAGTCTATTACCTGTGTTACATTATCATGCTTGATTTCGTAATCTTTACCATACCCTAGTATCCGTGCTGCGATCATGATTGCATTCTGGTCTCCCTGAATTAGGTCATTATAATCTACTTTTGATATAATTAGGGACTGTAGTAATTTGTCGATAACTATTCCTTTAGCTAAGTAGTTGGGGTTAGTTAGTATGTCCTCTTCTTTAGCGGTCATATACTTCATCTCAACCTTACCGCTTGATAAGGGATTGTCTAGTGGATAGAGTAATCCTTTTGAGGGGAGGTCTATCTCTTCTGTTGGAAACTTAAATTCTGCCATGTAGGTGTATTTATTTAATTATAAATATATATGATTTCTACTTTATTGCAACTTTGATGTTATAAAAGTAATGTTAACAGGTGTTACTTTACTTGTAGTAGTTTGATAGTGTTTCAGCAAGTTTTAATTCTATGCTTTACATTGATACCTTATCCCTCTGTATATTGGGTCAGCACTAAGATACCTATCGTTTCTATGCGTTGAGTATATGTTATAATACTCGAAGATTGATGACTTCTAGGTTTGGGTATAAATGTTTACTTTTTAAACCTTCTATATAAACTCTACCGTTTCTAGGGTAATCTAAAGGTACTGGTATTCCTTTAAATGATCCGTAGTGTCCTAGGTTTGTCTCAAGTATTATTTTTAAATCTTCTCCTGAAAGATTTATTTTACTTCTAGAATAAAGGTAACGGGCTTCGTAGAATAACCTAAAGTACTCTTCCGAACCTTTTTCATATAGGGTATTAGATAGATGTTGCTTTTTGTCTAAGTGGTACCTCATACCTTCTGATAAATTCTCTTTATTTATTAACCTTTTGTTTAGTGTTACTGTTACTCCTGTCTCACATGTATTACATCCGCATCCGCACATAGTTTTATTTTATTATAAATATAATGTTATCGCTTTTAATCAGTTAGTGAATATACATAAAAAAAACACAGTATCAAACTGTGTTTTAATTAAGTTGTATGTTATTCTAGTTAGGTATATAACTAGGGTGTTGTATGTTCTATTAGAAGTTTAAGATACAGCTATCACATCCGAGAGTTAATCCAATGGTCTGTACTGCAGAGTCATTATCGTAATCTAGATCTCCGAATGTTGCACTCTTAATAAATGCTCCTTTTATTACCCATTCTGAGATTACATCTCCTACAGGTCCTACTAGGTCTAATACTATTTCTTTCTTATAAAAGTCAGAATAACCATCTCTTCCGGTTACGGATTCGTGATGTAGTCTAGTCCATTCCATTACTGCTTGAGCTCCGGACGGCGTGATTGGATCAAATAACGTCATGCTAATATCGTTCCATCTAAGTTTACCTTTCACCTTTCTGTAGGTGTTTATATGGTTAAGTACGATCTCCCCTTGTTCGAATCCTAATCCAGTTAATCCTTTTATCATGTAGGAAGGTATACCGTCCATATACATAATAAACCTATTCTGTGTTTTAGGTTCAAATTGAGTGAAGAAAATCTCATCTTGGGTTAATATTGCCATGTTGTTGTCTTATTTGATTATAAATAGTCGGATTTAACTTTTAATTAGTGTCTTAATCCGGAAAAGCTACTCCAGTAGGTGTTATATTGAAGTCTAAGTAGACGTATTCTGCTGTTCTTGTTGGTTGTACATAGATCTGACCTATTAGTATATTTCTATCAATTACGTCTGCAGTATTATTAGTATCGTCCATTATTATCTTGTAAGCATAAAGACCTTGCTTCTGTTGGATACTTTCTAGATACGGGTTAACTTGTGCTAAGAAATTGTTTCTAGTAGAAGTTGAATTCTGTTCGAATACTAGGTTTTGAGATACTTGAGAGATGTAAGACTTCATTGTAATTAAAAGTCTTCTAACATTAACTCTACCTAAAGCACTTGCTTTTGTTTGTAATGTCTTTTGTCCGTACACTACGGTTCCTAGCTTACTAACAGAGGTGATTGGATTTACTTTACTTGTATAGAGTTCGTCTCTTGTAGTTTGAGCTAATTTTCTTTCTCCTACTGCGCCATTACCTAAAAGCCCTCTCTTAGTTCCAGCTGGTGCGAACCAAGGAGCTGCTACCTTGTCTGTGTAGGTGTATACTCCGGGTATTAATGTTGATGGAGGTACTTCTATCTGCAGTCCAGTACTTGGGTCTTGTACTGTTAGCCATGGCCAGTAGGTAGCTGCATAGGAAGAATCTAAAGCTGTTGCTTTTGCTTTTACGTTTGATACTGTGGATCCATAGTTTACTACGTCTACTACAGCTATTGCATCTCCTCTATTTTGTGTATTGTCTATTAAGGTGTTAAGAGTTGAGGTGTGATTGGAGTTGTCGTAAGTTAGGCCCGGTACTGATATTACATTGTACCTGTATTCGTCTTTATTAGCTAATAGAGCTATAGCAGAAGCGTAGCTTGCTGCCGGTACTCCTTGAGAGGTGTATACACTATCTTCTACTATATCTTTATAGAATGTTGCGTTCCCGTTTGGTGTTTCTGCTCCGTTTGCACCTGCAAAAGATCCGCTCTGCACTACTGGTATGTATGTTTGGAAGGTTGTGTTGGGTGTTCCGTCGTTGTTTAAGTAGCTTGGTGTTTTGTAAGCTACAGACTTTACTCTTACGTGTTTAGATTTATTTGGATACTGTCCTACGGTTTCTAGATATGTATCTGTCCCTTCGGTTGTTATGGTTTGAACCTGGTCTCCGATTTTCCTACTTATGTAGTTTGGTGATTTAGGGTCTAAGGATAGGTTAGTAAATGTTTCCAGTACTACTTTATCTGATGCTTTATCATCTCCTCTACGTATTAGGAGTGTGAATTCTCCGGATGTTGTATCTACTTCTGAGATTTCCCATCTTACGTTATCTTTAGTACCTTTCTCCAGTATATCTGTACCGGTACTATTACTGTTCATTAACTCTCCTCTAGATAGAGTAGCTAGTTCGAAAGCTATATCTCCGGTCTGTACTGCTATATCTTTACTCTGTAATGTTATTACTAATGGAGTATGTGCTTCAAAGTTATCTGCTGTTAAGGTCCAGGTTATGTAGCGCCACCTTCCACCGGCGTAGAATGCTACAGCGTATTTTTCTCCTATGTCGAAGTTATTATCGTGAGTTGTCTTACCTCCAGCAGGTGTTCCCATCTCTAAGGTACTAACTGTAGCGGTATAGGTGCCTGTTGATGTTATAACGTAGTTAACTTGTCCGGTCCCAAAAGACCCGGTTGCAAATGTCCATCCTCTTAAACTACTTCCTCCAGTAGTGTTGAGGTTTCTTACTCCGTCTACGGAGGAGGCGTCGGTTATACTCTGGCTTAAATTGTTTTCTCCGGTTATTAACCTACCTTGAGGTTTTAATCCCAACTGTACCCCTGGTATTGTTACTGTATCGCCTGCTAGGTATCCGGTACCTGGGTTTGTTACATTTAACTGGTATCCGTGGTATGGAGGACCTACTGTAAAGTCGAGGTGGGGATAGTACTGTAATTCTAGTCCGGATCCAGCACCGTCTGTTGTTGGAGTTACATCAAAACTTCGGTTTAGCTGTACTCCTGTAGGGAATGTAGTTATGGAGGAAGTTAGATCTGTATCAAAGCCTACTTCTATTGAGGTTCCTATTGCTGCTGTATTGAGTATAGGTGTAGAGGTTGCTTCTGTGAACGATCCTGATACTACTCTAGTTACTAGAAGGGATTCTCCTCCGCTATTAAAATAGTTTTCTGCAGATATAGAAGTTAAATATGTTACGTTTGTGTCTCCGTACTGACTTCCGAATACAAAGACGTCTCCGAAAGTATTTGCATATTCAGAATAGCTTGTAACTACTGTAGGAACTTCAACAGGACCTTTAACAGTAGGGCCTATGATTGCTGCTCCTACTGTTACTGGTTGCTGTGTTAGCTGTGAGGCGTCTATCTCTCTAGTAGAAACGCCGGGTGAACTTAGGCTTGTGCTCATTTAAGTATCTTGTTTTTATCTATGCTGGAAAAGCTACTCCTGTTGGTGTTATGTTGAAATCTAGATATATAAATTCTGCTGTTCTTGTTGGTTGTACATAGATCTGGCCTATTAGTATGTTTCTATCAATTACGTCTGCAGTATTATTAGTATCGTCCATTATTACCTTATAAGCGTAAAGACCTTGCTTCTGCTGGATACTTTCTAGGTACGGGTTAATCTGTGCTAAGAAATTGTTTCTCGTAGAGGTTGAATTCTGTTCGAATACTAGGTTTTGAGATACTTGAGAGATGTAAGACTTCATTGTAATTAAAAGTCTTCTAACATTAACTCTATCTAAAGCACTTGCTTTTGTTTGTAATGTCTTTTGTCCGTACACTACGGTTCCTGTTCCAGGAAAAGATGCTATTGGATTTACCTTATTACTATACAATGTATCTCTAGCTGCTTGTGCTAGTTTTCTTTCCGGTCTAACTACTTGACCTAAACCACCTCTGTTAATACCTGCTGGTGCGAACCAAGGATCTGATACTATATCTGTGTATGCGAAAACACCTCCCATTACGGTTGAAGCTGGTACCCATACTTGTGTTCCTGTATCAGGATCTATTACCTGTACCCATGGCCAATAGGAGGCTGCATATGATGTATTTCTACTTTTTGCTTGTCCGGTTACTGCAGTTACTGTCTGTCCGTACTTCACTAAATCAAGTATGTATAAATTATCTCCTCTACTTTGTGTATTAGATATTAAACTTGTTGCTTGAGATGTATAGTCGGCATTGTATAATCCAGGTGTTAGTAATATGTTGAACTTGTAGTCGTCCATGTTAGAGAGTAGGTTGATCATGTTTGTATAATCAGCTCCTACTACTCCTTGAGTATTCGAGCTATTGATTGTATCGTAGAAATTAGCTCCGCTCATTACACCTCCTACTGCGTCTTCAAATCCACCGCTTGCTGCTAGTGGTATAGATCCTGTGAATGCTGTTTTAGCAGTTCCTGTATTGTCTAGGTAGTTGGGAGTAGGTGAATTTACTGCGCTTACTCTTATGTATCTAGAAGCTACTGGATATGCTCCTGTAGTTTGTAGATAGTAACTTGTACCGTCTGCAGCGTAAGTGAAGGATTGATCTCCAATTCTCTTGCTTACATAATTTGAAGATAACGGATCTAACGAAAGGTTAGTCCATGTCTCTAATACTGATTTTTCTATTGTGTTGTCGTTTCCTCGTCTTACTAAGAGGTCAAATGTTCCTGATCCGCTATTACTATTTACGACTTCCCATCTAACATTGTCTACAGACCCGCTATCCATTGACCCGTCAGAGTTTAGACTAGAAGAACTATTCATTAAAGTACCTTCTGCTAAGGTTTCAAACGTTACTGCTGCGGTAGTGCCTTCTCCGTAGAGTGTTGCATTAGCAGAAGAGAAAGATCCGGATTTAATTCTTGATACTAGTAGGGATTCTCCTCCATTGTTGAAGTAGTTATAAGCTGCTATGGAAGTAAAGTATGTATAAACACCACTACCACTGGTGATGGTAGTACCGAATACGTTTTGATACTCGCTATAAGTAGTGACCACTGTTGGAACCTCTACAGGTCCTTTAGCTGTCGGTCCGATTATCGCCGCTCCTACCGTAATAGGTCCTTGAGTGATAAAAGATTGGTCATTCTCCCTTGCGAGGGTGCCTGGGGATATTAAAGTTTCTGCCATTTTAGATTAACGTTTAATAATAAATAGATTGTTTTCTTTCGAAGGTTTAATACCTTCTTAAAAAAAAAAGGATACTTTAAAAGTATAGTGTTTTTATTAAATATTCTCGATGTCTGATACACCTTCTGTTCCAAAGGAGATTTTACTAGACGTGCTGAATTTTTTAATAGAGTTTAAATCTTTTTGTCTTGTGTTAGGTACTAGGTATCCGTTTAGTTTTACAGTAAAAGTACTTCTAACCACTCTTTCACTATCTGCTGTAAGTTCTGTCTGAAATCCGAATTGTTCTATTGATGCTCTAAATTTAAACTTCTCAGGATCTCCCCAATAGGTATCGGATGCGTACTGTATTGCTTCTACTATTGAATTTTGATGTTCCATGTAGTAGGTGTAAAGTATGAAAGTATAGCTAATTGTCAAGTAGTCGGGTACTACTATTGCGTAGTATTCTTTTTCTGGCTTTCTATTATTAAGTGCTTCGAAGTTAGAGTATGCATTTCTTGAAGTATAACTCTTAGCGGTAACCATGTAGTTAGCGGGAGAGTTTGCATCTAATTTATTAGTTAGTGCTTTATTCTTTGCAATACTGTCTCTTTTAAATAATATTAGAGGGGCCATAATAGCGCCTTTAACATCTCTCAAGTAACCGTCCTTTTGGTATGATTTCCATTTTTCAGGAGATGAGATCATTATAGGTACTTGTATCTTCTCTCCGTTTTGAACGACTTGAGGTTTTAAGACTTCGTTAAAGTAATGTAATATTGCTTCGTCGTGATCTTGTAAAGATACTGTTAAGGGTTTACCTTTTTCGTTCTTCTCTGATAACTGTAATGCTCTATTGTTTTGGTTCTCTGTTGTATTATTAGGATTACCTTTGCTTTTAATGTAAGGGTCCACTAGCGAGTTACTAATGTCTTTTTGAGTCTTAGGTGTAGGTTTCTTGATACTCATTAACTATAGTTTTTTGTTAAGTGTGTCTTCAACGACTTCTTTAACTTGCTTAAAACTTCTCCAAACTTTGCTAACTTTTCATCTTCTGAGCTTTCTAGTATTGCTTTTTCTAGAAGGTAAGTAGCTTTCTCTAATGCATCGATACTTCCTTTTAAAGGGGTAGGGGTAATATCCCAAGATACTGTTCCTGTTACTTTATTAGTTACAGTAGGTTCAGAGGATTCATATCCCATATTAGCTTTCTCGTTTAACAATTCTCTTAGTTTCATAGTCTCTGTTTATCTATACCTACTCTATCTGCTGGTACATAATGTGCATTGCAGATTATTGAGAGGCTTGTTCCAAAATTCTCTAACCCACTCTCTAATGGGTTTGTTCCTGTACTGTCTGTGTTTGGATATAGTGGGTCTTTACCTACAACGTATTGATTTGATATTACGTTATCAATCTCCCAGTAAGCATTTTGCCACTGTACTATATCCCCCTCCTCTACTAACACGCTAGCATCTACTAAATCGTCTCTAAGGAATTTAAAAACAACCTTTTGGTTAAGGGTAGGTAAGCCGTCTTCTAGTACGGCGGTATTATCGTTTCTTTCTATTATAGTGTAAAGTATTACGGGTTCTTGAAAGATTCTTCCAGAAGTTGTTTCTCCGTAAATGTTTACTGTATTCTCTTCGAGATTGTATTTGTAATATATTACTTGCTGGGATATAATATCATGCATCAACTCTCGGTTAATGTGTCTGAATAGACTTATATCTCTTGATTCTCCGTATAGACTCATAGTACTTTAATTTATCCGATGAATATAGGTTGAGGCACTAAACTTAACTCTTTCTGCTTATAGTCTGCTTCTAATGCTCTTCTCTCTAATAACTTCTCTCTTGAGGTTTCTTCTAAATAACCTCTTAGTCGTTCTAGTAACGCTCCTTTTTCTAAGGTTGCAGCTGCAATAAGGTCTGCATGGTTTAGAGTAACTTCAGCACCGGGTATAGGTATTGTTCCATATTTACCTCGTACGTACCCTAGAACCTCTTTTACGAGCGCTAAAGTATATTCGAAGATCCACTGTCTACCTATTGAGTTAATTTCGGAATAGGTTGGGTTTTTATAAGGTACATTAGATACGTTAGATACCCCTCCAGATGTGCCTGGAGCATTAATTGAATTTCTATCTGATTCTTTTATATACTCGAAGCGTAATTTACCTCCGGATACTTTAGGTATAGGGAATATTCTAATATTATTGTTTACAAGTTCAAAAGTGAATTGTGATTTTCTGATCTGGTCATTAAACTCTATTGCTTGAAGTTTTTGAAGATCGTAATTCATAGGCATCATCATGAAGCTTATTGCTGGGGATTTATCTCCCCATCCAAATGTATCCATCATCTCTGCTGTTCCGGTACCGGTTCCTGCGTAAGGATCAAAGTAGCGTGTTATTGCAGGAGGTGCTTCGAAGAAAACTCTTTTTACTTCTATTCTATCTGTTGTAGATATAGAAGCAGAATCTTGAGCCCATAGGTTTAAATCGTAATTCTGTTGATCCTGTGTTACTACTAAAGATCCTGTATGCCATGTAACTGTACCTCCTACTCCTGCTTCTGTTCCGTATTGGTGAGACATTCTGATAATAGAGCTAAGATTCGGCTGTATTACATCTGTATTTAGAGAGGTGTAGTTTGTGGGGGTACCTTCTAAGGAAAGGTAATCTTGTCGTATCTTATAGGCGTATATTTCGTTACCGTACGTTGTCACTGCTTCTTCAAAAGCTGCATAGAAATTTAGATCTTGTAATTCTATGTTCTCGATAGGGTACCCTAACCTCCGAGCACTAAAGGTTACAACCTTGTCTGCATCGGTTTGGAACTGGTAGTCGTTATCATAGAATCCGAATGGCGTAGCACCTGGATAAAATAATGAAGTTCCGTCGTAAATTGAAATGTTAGCCATATGTTATAAATAGTCTACGTCTCGTTATTACTATACTGTTGGGATGCCAACTACTGTAAAACCTGAGGTTGGATATAGTGTATTTAGTTCCTCGGCTACGTATTCGGTTACGTACAGTAAGTACTTACTTACTACATCTGCTCCGTTATTGTCAATAGAGCAGGAAACGTTAGATACATAGAACGGTAGGGTTGTGATTGACCCACTATTTGCTTGATATGCTTTCTTTGATTCGTACATTACACAGTCTACAGGGGTAGAGTTTCCGTCTGCCGGTAGGTGTGTTACTAATCTAAAGTAAGGTTTATCGTAAGTTGCGTAATCGTGTTTAAACTTCTTAGTTGTTTGAATTGCCATTTTTAATTATTGTTTATTTGTTCTATTGGTTTTTTTATGAAGGGGTAAGTCTTTATTTAATTCTTCTAACGTTATACGGATTAACTTTTTACCGTGTGACTCTAATTTCTCTTTTAATTCATCAGTTAGTTTTATCATTACGGTAAGTAGGCAGGTATTACGTAATCTTGTCCGTTTATATTAACTACTAACCACTGGTCAGGTTCAGATAAATATATTCCAGGGTTACCTGTATTTGATGCAATAGGGAAGTTTGGGGAAGTAGGTGATCCGGGGTTAGGACTAGTTCCTGCATTATTAACTGTTAATGCTCCTGTGATTGTATTACCACTTGTATTTATATTCCCTGTTAATGTTAAATTGCCTGTAAAGGTATCTGTTGTTTTCTTTAGGTACCCTGCACCGTTTGTTATGGCATTGTTGTTTAATGATATGTTAGAAGAACCATCGAAACTTACTCCTGCGATTGTTCTAGCGTTTGCTAAAACAGTAGCGCTTCCGGCATTACCACTTACAGTGGTCTGTACTATGTTAGGAGCAGTGTTTGTTATTGTAAGTGTTCCTGATGTTGTAATTGGTGAACCACTTACAGAGATACCTGTTCCTGATGCTGCGGCAACACTAGTAACAGTTCCGCTATTGCTTGTTAGTATTACCCCATTTACTCTAATAGCTTTGTTAAAGTAGAAGGACGGTCTGTCAGTGTAAATGTGTGCGTAAGAGCTGTTAGCAGGTCCAATATCTATGTAACCATGCGGAGTAGTGTTTCTAGTCCAAGGTCCAGAATTTACAAACCCTTTAGTAGTATCAAGATTTATTTGATTAGCTCCCATGTCTAAGTTACCAGTCATAGTGTCCCCTGATTTTGTTAGGTACCCAGCGCCGTTTGATATTTGATTATTATTAGTAATATAATTAGCATTAGTTGCACCTGTAAACCCTAGATTTGCTAAGGTTAATGTTCTAATGCTCATTGAAGTTATTACACCATCAGTTACATTTATATTATCAAATATACTAGCACCAGTTGTATTAATACTTGTACTTGTACCGATAATAGTATTATATGTACCTACAATTTGGTTTCTTGTATCTCTTATTAATTGATTACCGTTAGTTAGTGAGATGGAAGTCCATACTGTTTGCCAGGATTGATATGTGTTAATAGCTGCATTGTTAAAGTTTCTGTAATAAATGTTGCCGTTAGAACTAAAGCCTAATTGACTGTAGTAGTTACCTGCATGTTTATTAAGTGTTATAATACTGTTTGCATTATTAATTGTTGCGAATAATCCTGTTGTTCCGCTACTTATCTGTCCTGTATGTATTAATGTACTTGTTCCACCTTGATACGTCATGGATTGAGCACCTAGTATCATACCTGCAGAATTAGAGGTACTGGCTGTTATACCTGTTATATTACTACCGTCTCCTTCAAAAGATCCTGTTATACCTCCTAGCACTTCTAAGGACCCTGTTACAGTTGCATTAGCTGCAACATCTATATTGTCTGTTATATACTTTTTACTCATTTTACCAGTTATTTTGTACTATATTAACCCATTCGTATGTTGTTATCCCTGTTTGCATACACATATCCACATAACTATTATTACCTAATGTTCTGTATCTCATTGTTCCAACCTTAGTTGCACTTGCTGTATCTGTATCATCAGCCATTTGTATGCCACCATCTACTTGTAGTTTAGATTGAGGTGTTGTTGTTCCTATACCAACGTTACCATCTTGGTCAATACGCATTTTCTCTACAGACGCATCACCACCTGTACCGCTAGGATGTGTAAAAAAAGCCATACCCATTACATCAGAGTCAGTTGCTTCTTGAACCGCTGCAATAGCTACACTACCTGTTCCTTTGCTTAAAGCTATAGTACCATGATAATTTCCTACTCCTGCTGCTCCATCGCTCTTAATCCTAATACCTGCTGTAGCATGATTTCCTGTGTATAAACCTGATTGCTGCACGTGTAGTAAGTTTTCAGGACTATCAGTTCCTATGCCTACACTTATATCTCCTGCTCCTGTATTTGTGAAATTAACAGACCTATTTTGACTGCTTCCATATCCAATAGTTGCTTTTGTTGCTGCGTTTTTAACGTGAAAAACACTGCCATTAAGGCTGTACATTTGGATTTGAGTTTCATTCCCATTTGCACCTTCAATCCATATGCCATCTGTAGGTGTTATAGTTCCCGTATGGTCACCTACAAACAGAGCACCGTTAACCTCTAGCTTAGCACTTGGACTTGTAGTTCCAATACCTACGTTTCCTGAGGAGTCTATTCTCATTTTTTCAGAACCATCTGTGGTAAATATTACATTGGAGCTGCCTCCTGTAAACTGGTTATCTTCATCAGCTCCTAATATTAGGTTTTTTTGTGAGTATACTCCTATACCACCTGCTTCTTGTTTGATTACTCCTGCTTCACCATATGTATCTCTTGAAAAGACCAAAGCATCAGCATTTCCTGGTGTATTTATATGAAGCTTTGCATCAGGACTAGTAGTTCCTATACCTAC